TTTTTATAAATATATTATAATATAATTTTTTTAATAAATCAAATAAACAATAGGAGCGACAACACAATTTTCAACCCAATATAGATAGGGGAACCATATGTTCCCCCAGTTAATTAAATTAATCATTAGCCATGATACTCCAGTAGATACTCGTTAGATACTGCTTTGAAGGACTTAGTTCCATCCTGAGATCTAAAAACAATTCCCTCACGCGGCTTGCCATCAATAACAGATTTTCCAGTTGCAAAAGCAAGAAGATCATCTACAGTAGTAGGTAGAACCAGAGCAGTATTAAGAATAGGAACCCACTCAATTCCATAAGGGCGGACAATGTCAGCAGCCTTATAAGAGTTGAGTCTACCCTTGTCAGAGGTGATAAGATTAAAGGCGCGGAAGTCATGCTCCTTTAGAGAATAGTCGCGCTTCTGTACGCCCTCTCCGAAAGTCTCACCCTGAATAGTAATCCATTCTGCGTCTGGAAAAACTTCGTCTAGAAGCTTCTTTAGCACCTCTTCCGCATGATACTTCTCTGCCATCTCAGTATAAACATTAGTATCATAAAAACATTTTTTATCAGGCTTATCAAATATTACATTGCGGGAGCATACAAGAAATTCGTATCGAGTTCTGAAAATTCCCTTATGCTTTCTCATGGTAAAGGTAGTAGAAGTGCCATCAATCTTCTCGGTAGCAACCCATGGAGATCTATCTTCTACAATCCACGGCATATTCTGAACCCGCTCTTCATCGGTTTTTACCACCCAAGCAGGCCAGGCGCTCTTTTTATCTCCCTTTCTTCCAAAGAAAACGAAAAGAAGTTTCTTTCCCCAGTCTCGTCTCATCAACCAGCGGAAAGGCTGATGAGAGAACAGCTTTCCATTTCGCTGCGCCATTCTCTTATATTTATCAGCAGAATTTGCTTTACGAGCATTATCCTCAGGAGTAGCATAAGTTACATTAAGCTTTTCAGTAAGAAAACGAGATTCGTCATTAATCAAATGAATGGTACCATCAGGCTCAACAATACCATCATGTACAGAGGTGTCTCCTCCAGTTCCGCAACCACAAATGCTCCATCCGAAGTTTTTCGCAGACATAAGAAGTCCCTGCGAAATCGACTTACACATCCGCTGAGTCTTTACTTTATATTTCTTTTTAGCAAGAAAATCCATATCAGTAAAGGGCTTTACCTCGGGGAGTTTAGAATCAATCTCAAAATAAATTGCGGGATCGCCAGTCTTAAACTCGTCCTTTCCTACAACGATAGTCCACCCGCCTACATGAGCAAGTTCAACTCTATCATAACCAGGGATGGGAGTGATATTATCAATTTTAACCACGTAGGCGAGCTCTCGGACTCCATTCTTATTCAACATATGCTATTACCTCCTTTTATTTTTTAAGAAAGGATAAAGGGTTAATATAATTGTTCCTAGAAGTAAATATATCCAAATAGGCCATAAAACAACATACCAAGGCCAATTGATAATATTTATAAATCTTAATATAATATTAATAGCTGCAAGACTAAGTAAAAAATTATCAATCTGAAAATGAAAATGAATTTTCATATTTTTTCCTTTCCTTTTTCTTATATATATTATAATAAAATTTTTTATTAAAATCAAAATTGGGTATTTTAGATTAGGATAATTCTATCTTTTTTTAAAAATATATAGTAATAATTATTTAATTAGGAGGTGTTTATATGATACCTGGAACTACTCCTACATTTATTTTAACTTTAAAGAATGCAGATGGGTATTTAGAAAATACCTCATCATTAAGAGTGGATATTAGACAACAAGATGTTTTTATCACAAAAGGTATGTAGGATTTAATAATTGATACAGAAACGAATTCTGTAGCAATTACATTAACACAATAGGAAAGTAATAAGTTTTTATATAAAAATGGTAAAATTGCATTTCAATTACATGGTTTATTAAAAGATGGAAAAACCGCTTGGAAAAGTTATGTAGTTGATATTCCAGTTGATAGGACTTTGTCTCAATTAAAAATTAAATAAAGGTTGAAAAAGAATGAAAAGCATAGACGTAAAATTAAAACCATTAATAAAAAATATAGCTGTCACTGCGACGCCAAAATTACAAGATATTGAAATTGGAGTTCATTCTAATATTTTATATGCTTTTTCGCCTTCCGCAAAAATTGAGAAAATATCAAATGGTAATTATTTAATTACTATTACAGATAAAGAAGGAACAACGACAGGTGAGGTTCCTGTTTTTGACTAGGACAGACTTATTTCTTTTATTGATGAGTATTTTAATAGTAGATCTGTGATTGCAGATTTTTTAGAAGAATATAATAATTAGGAAGAAAGTAGATTACTTATTAAAAATTTAATTTTAAATGCTGTGTCAGATTTAGAGAATGAAATTAACTCGTTAACAACTTTTGTGAATAGAATAAATCAAGAAAAACTTGGATTTAGAGTTGATACAAAATAGAACTGGGACAGTCAAAGAAATTTAATTTCTGAATAGGGAGTAATTTATTTTTATACTAATTATAAAGCAAGACAGTTAGAAAATAATATTATTCAAAATATTCCTGCTATGAAATTGGGAGATGGTAAAGCTTTTTTGATAGATTTGCCATTTATGGGTGGAGATACTATTGAATTTGAATAGCATATAAAAAATAAAACTATTCATATTACGCAACAGGAAAGATAGGAATGGAATAATAAAATTGTTTGTTCTGTTACAGATGATAATCTAGTTTTTGAAAATTCATAACAAAGGAGATTTTTAAATAATATGGCAGATATAAGTAAAATTACATTACCTTCTGGTAGTGTTTATGATATAAAAGATGCTCAAGCAAGAGCAGATATAGAAAGTATTAGAAGTGCAGTATCTGGAGGAGTTAGTTTTTTAGGTATTACTACTACCGCATTAACAGATGGTGCCAGTACTAGCACTATTACTATTGATGGAAATAATATAAGCGCCATAAATGGCGGAATGGTTATTTATGGTAATGATGAATTTATTTATGCGGAATCTGATTCAAAGTGGCATAGAATGGGGCCTGCTGGTGAGTTTAAGGCATTAGCTTATAAAGATTCTGCATCTGGAAGCTATACTCCAGCTGGCACAGTAAGTAAACCAACCTTTACTGGTAGCTCTTCTGCTGTTTCAATAACTGCAACAAATAATACATCAGGTAATTATACCCCTGCGGGAACAGTAAGTAAACCAACTTTTACTGGTTCTAGTATGAATTCTGGAGGTAAATTTACTCCTTCTGGATCTGTTACAGTTTCAACAAATACAACAGAAAATAAAACTGCAACAGTGTCTACAACTTCAGGAACAGCGACATATACTCCAGCAGGAACAGTAAGCGCTCCAACAATTACTGTAACTCCAAATACAACTACAGTTAATTCTATTACAGCTGTAGGAACTTTACCATCTTGGTCAGGTACTGTTGCTAATGAAAATTTAACTATTTCTTGGGACGAAGGAACATTGCCTACAAAAGGTGCTAATACTACTGTAGCAACTGGTATAAAAACTGCAACAGCCTCCCAGCCTTCTTTTACAGGTACGGGAGTTAGATTAGTTACTGGAAATATTGCTGTTCCAAAAACTTATACAGCTTCTTTTGAAGGAACAGAAGATGATGTTACTGTAACAGGAACTCCTTCGGGAGATGTGTCTCAGCCAACTTTTTCAGGAACAAAAGTGCAGCTTGCAGGACAAACAACTGCTGCAGGAAGTGTTTCTCAACCGACATTTACAGGGACCTCTGCGACAATTACAGTTAGCTAATAGGAGGAATAAATGGCAAGTATTTCTTCAATTACGCTTCCTGGTAATAATAGATATGATTTAAAAGATGCTAAATTAAAAGGCATTTATTCAGTTAAAGGAACACAAAATTCAGAAACATCGCAATGGACAGGAAATATAAATGTAGATAGTTTAACAGATGGACTTTCTATTGCGTATTACTTGCCAGTTGGGAGTTCTGATAATGTAACTTTAAATTTAACTTTAGCGAATAATACTGCAACAGGCCCAATTGATGTTTATATGACATCTACTAAGCGGGTTGGGACTGAGTATGGTGCAGGGTCTATTGTTTATTTAACATACTATAGTGCGGGAAGTATTAGTGTTAATGGAAATCTTTCATTAGCTCCTCGTTGGATAGTATCAAATGATTTGAAAGAGATAATAACTAATGCGGAAATTGATTAGTTATTTGGAAATGTTGGGACCAGTGGAACAATTTATAGTATCATGCAAGGTGCTACAAGTGCGGCGGCTGGTCATGAAGGTTTAGTACCAGCCCCCGCATCTGGAGATCAAGTTAAATTTTTAAGGGGCGATGGTAATTGGGTAGTACCAACTAATACTACATACAATGTAATGGTTGGAGCAACTAATTCAGTTCCAGGTCATGAAGGTTTAGTACCAGCTCCCGCGACAAATGAAATAAATAGATATTTAAGAGGTGATGGGACCTGGTCGTTGCCAACAAATACGACCTATTCAGATATGGGTGGCGCTACGTCTTCTGTAGCGGGAACTCATGGGCTTGTTCCTGCACCTAGTTCGGGCGAAGAGGGAAAATATTTGCGAGGAGATGGAATATGGGCAACTCCTCCTGATAATGATACACATAGAAGTGTATATATTGAGCCTCAAGAAGCTTCTACAATTGCTTAGTTAGCGACATATATAAATAATAATTTTATTTATGGCGCTATTTTATATAATGTAACATTAAATAGTGCTTTAACGCAAGCATTATTAGGAGTAAGTAGTGGTAACGTTGCTTTTGGGACAATGTATAAACAATATTCTGCAAAGGTTAGATTTTCATTATCTATAAATGGTAACACTTCTTCAGGAGGATCTTTTTATGTGGGATGGTTTGACCCAACTTAGACTGATCCAACAGTAACTGTAAAAAGATTTGTTAGTTTTGATGAAATTGCTACAGAAGCTCCACAAGATATTCGAGCAGATGAAGGTAAAATTGGTACTTCTACTAATTATGCTAGGCAAAATCACACTCATCGTGTTGTTGTTTCTACTGGTGATGCTAATGGTCAGATTAAAATTGCAGGTATTAATGTAACTGTGAAAGGATGGCAGTCTTTTACAGGAGCGACTTCTGCAGCAGCAGGAGCCGCTGGATTAGTACCGGCTCCTGCTGCTGGAGCACAAGGGAAATTTCTTAGGGGCGATGCTACTTGGCAAACTCCAGCAAATACTTGGACTGCATTTAAGGGATCAACTACAGCTGCGGCGGGTACAGCGGGTTATGTACCTGCTCCTGCTTCTGGAGCGGCGAATAGATATTTTAGATGTGATGGTACATGGCAGGTACCACCTAATACTTGGACTCAAATGACTGCACCAACATCCACGGCGAATGGTAATGCAGGTTATGTGCCTGCTCCAAATTCAGCTTGGTTTACTACTGGTGGGAAAAATCCTAATTTAGTGTATTTGTCTGGCAATGGATGGAAATGGACAAACACATTTATTAATAATACTTTAACAGATACTTCAACGTATCATGCATTAAGTGCTGCACAAGGAAAGGTGCTTAATGATAAAATTAGTCTTATAGGCACTAGTTATTGGGGAGGTTGGAAAACTGTTAGTATAACAGCTAGTACATGGACAAAATCTGCATCTAGTATATCTATTCCTGCGGGAGAATATTTAGTCGGTATTTATGGAGGAAATGGTAATAATAGAAATGTCTTAGTAAGAATAGATAATGCTTCAAAAAATTATTCTGCTGTTTAGTATACAGCGACTTGCCCTCCAGTAAATAACGGTTGCAATGGATATGGAAGTGCTTGTGGATTGCTTTCTGTATCAGCTACTACAACTTTGTATGCTTGGGCTTGGGCTAATACAACTTGTAGTGTATATGTTTAGTGTTGGGCAATTAGATTAGGTTAATAAAATAGATTAAGAGAGTAAAATTATGAAACATAATATAGATTATTTTGGTTTAAAAACCTTTTATAATGATCATCTAACGCCAACTCCTGTTCCAACACCAGATACTGGATCAATTATTCCTGTAGAATAGTATATTGCTATTTCAGATATTAAAATAGATGAGTTATTTGATAATGATACAAGTGATTCTTCTATGTATAGTATAATGCGAGGTACTACTACATAGCAAGATGGCAGTTAGGAATTAGTACCAATGCCGCAAATAGGAGATCAGGTTAAATTTTTACGGTGATAATCTTTATGTAGAACCTTATAGTTCTAATTATCTTGTTTCTTTTTATGGCGCAAATGGGATATATGGTAGCATATATTTCTACAAATAATTAAAGAAGGTGACACAAATAATGATAGAATATTTAAATTATTCAGGTTTATCTCATTTTTTTGATAAATTAAAAGCTTTTTTTGCTAAAAAAACATAGAGCATTACAAATATAACGCGGAATGGTGCTACATTTACTGCAACGCGTGCAGATGGTAGCACATTTACATTTGATCAACAAACACCTACGGCGGCCACAGCTGCGACAGCTGGACTTATGCCGCCATTGAATCAAAACAATGCAACATATTTGGATGGAACTGGTAGTTGGACAACTCCACCATATCCCCAAACTGTTAATACTCAAACGGAAGGATTAGCGCCAGCTTTAAATGGTAATTCAAATACTTATCTCGATGGGATGGGAGAATGGACAAGTCCTATGCCACCACTTGTTTCTGAATACAACGCAGGGTTGGCGCCAGCTTTAAATGGTAATTCAAATACATACCTTGATGGAATGGGAGAATGGACAACTCCCCCATTAGCAAGTCAAAATAGTTCAGGATCAATGCCTGCTTTAAATGGTGATCCAACCACTTTTTTAAATGGGGCGGGTAATTGGGCAACTGCAGGACCAGGATTAAAATGTTACTTTTTTTCAACTGACGCTGGTGAAGATCATGTAGATATTCGGTTTTCTTAGACTTTAACTTCAGATGACTATTTTATTGTGTGGGGAAGATCTTCACGTCAAGGATGGAATTCTGGAGATTCATCTTTTTTCGGTCTTCTTGCTTATAGTGATTATGACCAACGTTTTTATTGGTCTACTCAAGATGTAGAAGGAAGAATAGCAAATTATGGTAATAATATTTATACACCTCCTGAAGTTACCTGGTCGTCAGGGACAAGGACAGCTGCTATTGAAGCTGGAAAAATTGCAAACGGAACTTATGGTGGTTACCTTACTATTAATTCTTTTGAAAGTGATTCTACAAAATTTAGATTTTATTGTGGAGAGCATGCAAGATTGTGGTTTTTAACGACAAGTGACATAGTAATGACAAAAGTTGTATAATAAGAAAGTGTTTAATTCATGAACAAATATTTATTTTCAATAATCATCCCCACTTTTAATTGTGAAAATTTTATTTCAAGAACATTAGATTCAATAATAATTCAGCATGAACCTAATCTTGAAGTTATTATTTGTGATGATTCTTCTACAGATAAAACTAAAACAATAGTAGATAAATATACTAATAAATTAAATATTAATTATTTTAAGCGGCCTGCGGGACAGTATACTAAACACTGTCCCGCAAATACTCGTCGTGAAGGTTTAAAGCGGGCGCAGGGTAAATGGGTAATTTTTCTAGATCATGATGATATATTACCACGAACCGCATTTAGAGATATTCGAAAAATATTAAAATCAGGGTCTGGGAAAGAAGTCTTTATAGAGGGCCGCTATTCAATATTATATGAAAATGGTCAAGTACAATAGGCTGATCGCAATATAACACGCCTTCAGGGCAAGATATACAATAGAGCATTTCTCAACAAATATAACATTACCTTTGCCGCAGATCAAATAGGGGATGAAGATCTTTACTTTAACTCTCTTGTGTATGGGCATTTAATGGGAACAGAATTATAGATTTTAACGACTGATACTATTCTTCAAATTTGGAGATATAGAAGTGATTCATTTTCTCAGAGTTTTGTAAAGAAAAAGAGAAATTATTTATAGACCTATTTTGAAAATTATATATTTGCAAATTTAGATGGATGGTTATATTGTTATAATTTATATCCTAGTAAAAAACAATATTTTTTAGAAAGAATTATAGCTTCTTTATTATATTTTTATTTCTATTATCAAGGATTTTTATTTAAACATGGCAAAGATGATCAATTGCCTTAGAATTTTATTTATATAACTTAGGCGTACAAGAAAATTTGTAAAGTTTTTAATTTTACAAAAGAAGACGTTATTGCGGAAATATATAAAAATCCAGAGATTTTTAATAAGGTAAGAGAGAATACTTACTTACCTGATACTGGATATATTATAGAATAGCAAACTTTTAAAGAGTTTATTAACTAGTTAGAGGATAAAAAAGGAGAAGGTTAAATTATGGCAGGTATTGATAATAATTTATATCCACCAATATTTAATAAAAGTATAGCTCCTGCTTTTATTTATAATCAACCTTGCCGCATTTATTTTTCTATTTCACATTTTAATAGTATTGATGAAGTAGATTAGAACCTAGTGCAAGTTTCTATTAAAAATCAAAAGACAAATCAATCAGTTTTTACTTAGAAATATGCACCGTGCGGAATCCAGTTAGCACTATTAAAGGAGGATAGTAGTGTCGCGGGGTCAGATAGATACTATGTTGAAATAAATAATACCTCTTTTCAACGTGGAGAGCTGGAATTAAATCAATATTATCAAGTTCAATTGCGTTTTACCTAGGCAGGAAAAGTAGCTAGACCCAGCAAAGGAATAGTGACTGCCGCATGGTTAAATGCAAATTTGCCTTTCTTTTCAGAATGGTCAAGAACTATATTAATTAGAGGAATTGATTTTCCTATTATTGAATTAGATGGTTTTAATAATACGACTTATTTCCATAGTATAGGAGGAAATGAAACAGATACTTCTTTACAAATTTGGAAAGATAGTTTTAAAACTTATACAGGAACTAACTTTGTAGAAGTTTCTTCTCTTGATGAAGATGATGATAATACATCTAGTGACGATTAGCCTTCTGTGGATGTAGCAGAATATAACATTACAAAATTTGCAGTGTTTGAACCGAATATTCATGGTACGGTGTCCTTTGCATCTTCAGAAGAAACAGAAAAGATAGAATCTTATAGATTAATATTAAGAAATTATACAGGATAGATTATAGAAGATAGTGATAATATATTTCCTAATGCTTTTACAGAAACAAATGAAATTTTTTATATCATTAGATCTGATTTATAGTATAATTCTCCTTATACATTATAGGTTTCTATTTTAACAGAAAATGAATTTAAAATTTCAAGATTTTATTATTTCATGTTAGAAGATAATTATTTATATAATATAGATAATAGACTACTTCTTTCAACAGATAATTTAAATGGAAGAGTTAGAATAACAATTGATAGTCCTAGTTTGATGGCGCGGACGCTGAATGAAGCTTACGTTATTACTCGTTCTTCTAGTGAAGAGAATTTTAAATTCTGGGATACGATTTATGAGATTTCGGTAGATCCTGATTTTATTTTCCCTGTAAGCTTTTATGATAATACTCCTGAACCAGGTGTTTATTATCGTTATAGATTACAAAAAGTAGATTCATATGGTTTCCGCTCTAATTTTGTAAATGCTGATAGTCCTGTTATGATAGAACCAGAAGATTGTTATCTTTATGGAGAGGGAAGAGCATTAAGAATAAGATTTGATCCAAAAGTTACTAATTTTAGTCATACAGTTTCTGAAACAAAAGTAGAAACAATTGGTTCAAAATATCCTTTTATTTATAGAAATGCTAATATAAACTACAAAACTTTTACTATTTCTGGTTTAATTATTAGTTTAATGGATCCTATGAATATGTTCCATGCTTCAAGGATTGATGTTTATGGAGATAACTGGGAAAGGTATGAAAATTATAATTACACTAATAATGTAGATATAATGCGTGATTACATCTATGAAAAGAAATTTAGAGATGAAGTAATTGATTTTTTATACGAAAATACCGTTAAATTGTTTAAATCTACAACAGAAGGAAATGTGTTGGTTAAGTTATCTAATATCTCATTTGAACCTAAAAATGAGCTAGGTAGATTTGTATATAGCTTTTCCGCCACGGCATATGAAGTTGCGGATGCTAAGAAACTGGAAAATTATTTCTTATATAACATTCAAGATAAGGGCGGTTTTAATTTCCTTTCTAGTTATTCTATTGATAGATATGGACAGTATTATCTTCCAGAAAATACTATTATTTATACCAAACCAGTAATGGGAAGAAATAATACTATTACAGAAACAAAATTAACGCGGACTGCGGGTAATGGACAGTATTTTAATAAAAAGGTTAATGTTGTTTCCCTAATAGAAAAGAAATATTCAAAAGCTTATCCAAGTTCTTATATTGTTAAAGTGCCATATTTAAAATATCTGAAAATTGAAATGACATCTAAACCGTATTTAATTGGAGAAAAAGATGGTATTTTACAAAAGATTAGTTTAAATAACACAACACAAGATACCAGTAAAATTTTAACAAAAGGATATTTAGTTATTCTAAATGGAGAAAGAATTGTTATAAAAGAACATGGAATTTATGAATTGATTGATTTTAGTATGAAAATTAAATCAATTGTATTTCCTTATAATGATGCGGCAGCCTTGTCATATGTAGCTAGACTTCAATTAGAAGATCAACCTACTAGTATTATTGTTAAAGCTGAAAGATAGAAGTGTATAGGTCAATACTGGGGGGCAGCTTCCGCAGGTAGGTCTTTCTGGAACTGGATTAACAAAAAATATAAAATGACAACATATTCTAAAAAGAAGAAAGCAAGTGAACAAAGGGTTGATAAAATTCATGGAGTTAGAATTTATGCCAATCCTGGAACAGTTTTTTCTGTAGCAGAAAATCAGGATTTAACTGGTGAAAATATTATTATTAATGAAACTGGTATGCTTGAATTTTATGATTAGAATACAGACATTTCTTCTATTATTTATGATGGAATTAGATTAAATATTTATTATCCTACTGATTAGGAAAAATAGGCAGGAAAAACTCCTAAGGATTATAAAATCAATTATACTAAACAATGTATTCTTACAAATGAAAATGTAACTGATTTATATCGTATTGAGAATCCTATTGAAAATGGAGTTTATAATTTAATTAGAGATCCATATAATAAAGTATTAAGAATTCCATCTAATCTTATGGCTATTGAGAAAATAAAAGAAACAGTTTCTGATTATTATTTAGATAGTTATTATTTAAACGAAAATACAAGAGGCGCTATAACTGATGCAACAGTTGCTTCTCCATATAAGAAAATGTTAAAATTATATGGTTTAGGTTATTCAATAGCAAATGTGGATTAGTTAGATTCTATGTATTTTATATATTATGAAAAAGATTGGTATCCTGTGACCATATATAATAATATTTGTATCCTTGGAATAGATAGCACAGAAGTGGTAGTTGATTATTTCTGTGATATTGTGAAAGAGTGGTATAAAGTATGAGTGGGCGTGGTAAATATTTAAATGATAAAGATTTTTTAAAGTTTTTAACTGGAATAAATATTAAAGATCAACTAGTTAAAATCAAAATCTTGGATTGGAATGAAAAGCCGATTGCCTAGATCTCTTCAAAAGTTTCTTCTGGAAATTTTAATATAGATGGGAAGAGTAGCTTAAGGCGGACCGGCTCTTTGAGCATATTGGCACAAGAGATTAATGTTGAAAATTATTTATCTTTAAATAGAAAAGTATCTATATTTATAGGATATTATAATAATACCAAAAGGTATCAAGAATATGATATTTTATGGTTTCCGCTAGGAATTTATGTTATTACAGGATTAAGTATTACACATAATTTATCTAATGTTTCTATCAATCTATCTTTAAAAGATAAGATGTGTTTATTAAATGGAGATTTGGGAGGTACTTTTACCTCTGCAGTTACTCTTGATAATTATGAAACAATAGATGAAAATGGTTAGACAGTAATAAAGCGGCCTCCTATTTTTCAAATTATTAGATAGTTAGTCAATCATTTTGGTAAATAGCCTTTAAACAAAATCATTATTGCGGATTTGGATACGCGAGTGCGCCAGGTTATGCGATGGTATGGACAGAATCCGCTTTATATTCTTAATAAAGGTAATCAATATGAGGCTACTATAAGCATTAATAAAATATAGCAGTTAATTAAGGCAGGATGGACTAATATACTAGGCTCACCTTTTGAATATGGATATGATGTAGGATATATTTTTACAGATTTTTCATATCCAGGATAGTTGATTGCAGATATAGATAGTACAATTACACAAGCATTAGATAAAATTATTGGAGTTTTAGGAAACTTTGAATATTTTTATGATTTGGATGGAAATTTTGTTTTTCAGTAGATAAAAAACTACTTAAATAATGCAGAAAATGTATATATAAAAGATAGTTTATAGAATAATAATCTTTTACCAGAGTATTTAAACACTCAAAAAGAAGATATATATCAAGCATATGCTTTAAATATTAACCGAGGAAAATCTGAATTTGATTTTTCAAATGAAAAATTTATTATATCATATTCTAATACTCCTCAATATACAGAAGTTAAAAATGATTTTATGATATGGGGAATTAGAAAAACTGGAGATAAAACAGAAATACCTATTCGTTATCATTTAGTTATTGATAAAAAACCAACTCCAGGGAATACTTATACTGCTTTTTAGTATCAAGATAAAGAAGAAAATGAAAAAATAAAAAAATGGCACGCTCCCTTAAATTTTGATAGTATAATAAATTTTCCAGAAAAGGGAGTTGTTGGATATTATTATTATGCTAAAGATATTAATAGTATATTTAAGTGGGCGTATATAGAATAGATAAAAAATTATACATATGTTTTATTGCAATCAGAAGAAGCAAAATCTAAAATATATATAAAAAAAGTTATAAATTTACCAGAAGAACAAGATCTTTAGTAGAATATTTATTATATTACTGATAGCAATGAATCTTATAGATGGGTTAAAGATGTATAGGATGAAAGAAGCAAAGAAACCATATCTATTCTTTAGAATGATATATCTAAGTTTATCAACGCTGACTTAAATAAAATTCGCATTCAAAAAGTAACTACTAAAGATTGGAGAACATAGCTTTATTTTCAGGGAGTTGCAGCAGAACCTTACGGGTTAAATAGTAATGATTATTATATAGAGCTTAAATAGGAATGGCCTAAGATTTATGATATCAAACCAGATAACGCAAATGGTACTAATGATTCCGCTTTTAAGCCAGAATATATAAAACACCCAAATACAATGGATTATTATTTAGATTTTATAGACTCTTCTTTTGCGGATATACAATCTATTTCAGTACAAAATATAGGGAGAAGATCAAAAGTATTAAATGAGCAGCAGAATGGTATTAATTGTATATTTGAACCATACATTCCTGATTTAGTTTTAGTCCCTCAAAAAACTGAAGGAGACATGGAAGTTTTAAGACAAGAATGTATATTAAGAGGACAAAATTTCATTCAAGTAGATAATGGAATTTATGATAATCTTGCTATTGGTGGAACATTTAATTCTGCTTATGAAAATATACGACAATTATTAAATCAATTTGTAAGCTATAATGAAACAATACAGATACAAACTCTTCCTATGTATTTCTTGTAGCCTAATACAAGAATAACATTATATGATTCAGATAGTAGAATTTATGGAGATTATATAATAAATTCTTTATCTTTTAATATAGATACTTCTGGAAGCAATCAATTAAATATTAATGCTTCAAGAGCTTTAGAAAGGATTTGATGAGATATGGCACATACAATAACTCAATTAATGCCAAATGCAAATCAAAATTATTTAATAAATCCTGTAACAAAACCTATATAGATTACAGATTTCTTGACAGATCTATATTAGGGGGTATTACAGTTTAATGATAAAATGCTAGCAGCACCGCTAGAAAAAGGAAAACAATATTATATTCAAATAAAAATTAGATGCAAAGATGTTGCTCAATATGTTATGTTCTATTTAACTGATGTTAGAGGTTAGGATAGACAGATGATTGGACAGTATACAATTGCTAAAAAGAGTAGCACAGCAATTGTTAATGATTCAGATGAATATGCTTTATTAAGCTTTATTGTTACTCCTTTTAATGATTATCAATATATTTTAGTTCAACTGGAAAGAAATAAAACAAATATTTTAAGTGATAATTTATAGGTTGATGTTATTTCTTATAATTATCTTAAAATTAGAAATTTATTAGAATCTGGGCAAGAAGTTGTTAAAATAGGTATCCAGGGTCCGCCAGGTTTATTGATGTGTATAAATCAATAGGGTATCCGCATAGGGCCTAGTGGAATTTATGAAATAAAAAATAGTCAGATAAAAATAAACTTCTTTGGTATACCAATAACAAAAGCCCAATTAGTAGATTCAAAAACGGGTGGATTAAAAACGTTTTTCCTTATTGATATAGAGTATAAGAAAGCGAACGCATAAAGGAGGTATAAAGTATGGAATATGCAAGTTTTTATGGCGGACGAAGAGGTACTCCTTTTGTTATTGTAAAAAGTTATCCTGACATCCCTACCATGACAGAATGTTTTGGACAGGGAGATGATTATAAATAGGTTAATTATGATGAATATGTTATTATAAATGCGTACAAAAGAGATCACCCTGATAATGGTAAAATCTTTAGACGTGGGTATGATATTTATTCTGGAAGAACTATTATTTGTACTGAAGCGAAGGAATCTTCCACTGGACAGGTTAAAACTAACCAGTCTAAAGCATGGTATCTCAGCAGAACAACAGAATATGTTTTAAACACTTCGCATGATGCAAAAGGCGCGAAGTATGTAGGAAAAGTGCAGGGCCCGCCAGGAATTGCGCCGATCTTGAAGCTGCTGACATATGCAGGAGCAATTAAACAATATGATTATCAGTATGAAGAGGATAGAAAATCTTCTGGATCATTTTCTGTTGCAAAGGGCGATCTAGTAAGTGGTAAAACTAATAATGAAATAAGATGGGTTGTTGCTAATATTTCTGAAGAAAATAGCGATTTAGATAAAGCCTATGCTTATGTTGGTTTTAAAATTCCTTATCCTGTCGTGGAATTTAGTGCAGTTAAAGTTACACAATACGACGAGAATGGCGTATATACAACCAAGGTTCCGCAGCCTACTTTTACTGGAGATTTAAATAAACGGCCTTTCTATCATCCTTGGGAATTATATATTCCAAAAGGAATTAAAGGAGATTGTTTAAAGAATTATAGAGTTGTTGCACCTTCTACTGGTATGCAAATTTATGATTTAAATTATTATTTACAAACTGGATTAAAAAAGCAATATGAAGGTTTTGATAATGATAAAGATTATTCATACGTTGACACTAACGGAGTAAAGCATAGAGGTAAACAGATTCTTGTTTATGATGAGATTATTTATGATACCTATCAGTCTGGTGAATTAACTTGTTTCTATGTGGCGGATTATAATACACTAACTTCTATGGATATAGCTCAAGATGGTACAGTTTCAATTTTCTCTACACATTCTGAACCATTAATTTATCCAAAACTAATGAAGTGGATTACTGATATTACTTTAAATAAATCTGCTGATGGCACCACAGAGATGCCTGGTCACTTTGTTATTCATTATAACAATGATAGTTATAATAAAACAGATACTAGTGAATATGATTTAGACTGGGTTAATAATTTAGTATTAGAATCTGATGGACAAGTTAGACAAGAATTTACAGGCGGAAGAGCTACTGAATATATTACTGATAAAAACCCTAATAGAATACCAGAGCAAGGTACAGATCTTCGTATTAAATGGATTAATAATGTTGAAATTCTTGATGATGGTACAGTAATTATTACTTTTAATGATAAAGATTCAAACAATCAAGTTCATACTAAAACATTTTAGAAAAGAATTAAATGGTTAACAAAATTTGATATTGATGGAGACAAAGGAGAATTAACTTATCGTTTTAATACTGCTCCAAAGGATGAAGATGACATTGTTAAAAAATTAGCTTACCCCGTAGATATGTTCTTAAAACAGGATAAAGATCAATCATCTTCTGCGGCATTAGAAACAATGAATGAGGGTACGGGTGATCAAAGCATATATGCTGTATATCCAACTCTTCCAGAACCCAAAAAGATCAGTCCGCCTATTAACTACATTCTAGCCACTGATATTACACCTGACAAGCATTTAATTGTACTGTATGCGGACGCCGCAAAAAGACAAACATTTATTAATAATGCTAATAATCCTGCTTATGTAGGAAAAGAAAAAGCTTATCAATTCTTCCCAGTGGGTGTAGTTGATGACCCTGTTTATTATAATTTGTATAGAAGCGATAAATACGGTGTTTGGGATGAAACAATAGAAGGTGAAATTGTATAGCAACATCTTTATGAAGGATGGTTAGATTTAGGTGTTTCTTCTATTGCTTCTGGTATTTTAGTTGGGGCGGATATACCTATTTAGACTATTAAAGAGTATGCCACAGAACATAATCTTCCTATTTCAGATGCCGATAAAAAGGTAGATGCTGCTATTGCTTATTTGAATGAAACTTATCCTGTGGGATTGGGTAAAGAACAAGGGACGCCGCCTTATACTTCACCTATTCGTAGCGATGTAACAACTACTGATCCTTTGTTAATGGAAAAAATTGTAACTACAGGTGATCTAAATGAAGGAGCAAAATATTTCCTTGGATTCGATTATCAAATTGTTGTAGATGATCCAGATGCTGAAACTTTAACATATAGTTTTAAGGGTTGGTATTTAATAGGTTCATTATCTCAGGTTCCTATTGTTGTTTCTGATGAGGCGGAAGAAGCTACTGCTCTAGAGGCGCTTCCAGAAGGTGGAATGTGGTTTGTTATTGGTGACGCTTATTCAGTATATGACCAAGACTATGTAGATAGCTTAATAACCAATGATACGGAGTCTGGCGGAAATACATAGCCGTGATAGGAGATAAATATTAATGCCTGATAATAGTAATGCATTGATTCCAGAAGATACTACTAATACCAATGATAATATATATACTCAAATAAAGCATTTAAATGGGTATCAAGGACAGATCGCCGCGAGATAGCAGCCTATGGGATATTTTCCTGCGGGAACTGAATTGATGAGTCTTATTAAAGATGATTTAAAATTATCAGACGTGTATACTAATTATTCTATATATGTAGCACGATTAGGTATTTCAACTTCTCAAAATGGTTGTCAAGTTAAGATTAAATCTTCAAAGAACTCTGGTTATGCAACTATTTGTATAGGAGATCAAAGAGTACCTAATCCAACTCATTTATATGAAATACAAAGTCCAGATGATACAGCAATTAAAATAAAATCAATTCAGTTAGTAGCGGATAGTGATCCTGATATGTTAGTTTAGTATATAGCTTTTGTGGATCAAGATGATAAGAATAATTGGTAACGAAAAAATTTAAAAGGGGATTTTGAATGGGCGGGACGAGAGTCTGCGGCCCATTCAAATTTTTTTAGAAAAGTCAAGATATGGAAAATGTTTAGTTGATAAAATATAAATATGAAGCTGGAGCATATAGCAAAGAAGATTTAGTTAATATGGTTCCAGATCAATTGTCTGAAAAAGATTTCTTTGTAGTTACAAGATGTTTTTATTAGGCAATAAAAAATAGCCTCTCATCTAATTAAAGATGAGAGGCTATTTTTTTATCCTTTTGCTATATGTGAGTCAGAGTTTCGCCAATCAAAATCAGTGATATAAGATTTAAAATTGGTAATGCAATTTTTGCAAGCAACCATCCTGCCAAGACCCAAATAACAATGATATCAAGAAGTGCTATAACTTCCATATAGTTCTCCTTTACAACATCTTTTGTTGATGTGTGTCGCCTATTAGTGCTTTTCAGCATTATGTGTTACTTTTCTCTTTCTCTTCTAGATGCTTTTTCCATGCCACGAACATATTTGTCAGCGCAATTCTTGACGCAGAGTTTTCTGGGAGAAAATCCAGATAGTCAAAAAACCACTGAAGATTGATATTATTCATAATCCCCTCCTTTACGCCAGCTTCTTGTCGATGTACAACTGCACATCCGCCTTATAGGTAACCGCCGTCTCCCCGGCATCGCTCCACACGTTGTTAGTGCCCAAGAGCGTCCGCACCTCCTGCGGGGTTAGGTGGTAGGTGATGGGGGTGAGCAGTGTATAAACGAGTTTCACGCCATCCAAATCCGCCTTGACTTCCGCCGCAGTTTTCTCGGAGTATTCTGGATAGAAAATGCGGATATATCTCGCATCGTCACGTCCGAATATTGCAATCCCATTATCAACACCACCCGATGTAATGGAGTTATATGGGGATGTCTTGAATTTCTCGCACATGATATCACTTGCGACATTGGGATTTGAGTAAAGCACAGATGGGAACGTAGACACATCTGCATTAGAACCTACCATCCCCGCAGGGTTTTGGCTGACATACCAATTCAGCGTCCCCAAATCCACCATCGCCCTATCCACCACCAGCTCCCCGCTCACCACGCCGAGTGTACAGCCGTAGACAGTTCCGGCTTCGGTGGGGAATGTGACGGAGATGGTTTCGCCGTGGTATGCGTGGTATGCTGTGTCAGTCGATGGGTAGTTGATGGAGATGTCGTTAAGGTAAACATTCCCATACTCTGTCGTTGTCCGAATCTTAAACCATACTGCGTTGGACGGCGTTGTTCTAACGGCGTTGTTTACGACTTCAGAGCTGATTTGGGTATACGTTGCATCATACCAGTGAATGCGGAGCGGTTTATTGCTTCCACTGTAGAAATAATAATCAGTATTCGGCATACACGGGATGAAGTTTACTGCCCGTATGTTTTTCGTGTCTGGAGAAGGCAAGCCTGTGGTGTTGTTTAACGTGCCTATTTCCCATTCCTCATCCCAAACATTAACTCCCGTATGCTCAATATCCGCCCCCGTCCGTCCGCTGATGGGGCACTCGTTGGAGTAAGGGGCGTAATCGGTAACGGCACTGCTTGCTTCGAGCTGAATGTCGTAAAATGTAAACTCGTTTACACCGTTGCTTCCGAAGGTAATATGCACGTAATCTTCCGTGCTTGTCGGCGTGAATGTTACCGTGCTTCTGCCGATAGAGCCATTCTGCACGAGGTTTCCGTTTTTGGCAGTTTCACCTATAACGACCTGCGTCAAAACGTTCGTAAGCGTTCCTGCGTTGGTCATGTCGGCGTAAAAGCTGAACGTGCAAACGGTGTTCAGAAGCGCAGACGGGATCGGAATCTGAACCTGATTAATATCATATGCCCGCGCCCTGTATTTCCCATCGCTCTGAACGTATTGGGAGTACACGGACGGGTCAAACTTATTCTTTCCACCCCCCGCAGGCCACGGATGGTCGTAGCCGTGCAAGTCCTGCACAGGCTCCATGCTCACCACAACCGACTGCATGGGCACGCCGTCAGCGCCGTCTGGGAAGGACGCAATCTCTCCGCTCGCCGTATCGGTCGGAAGGAATCTTTCGACACGTTCGGCATACCATTCTGCCGTGGTTGCAGATTGCTCTGCATTCCCAGCCGCTTCTTCTGCTTTGCCCTGTGCGGTCTCTGCGGCTGTCTGAGCCGTTTCTGCGCCCGTTTTAGCCGCCTCTGCGTTGGTAGCTGATGTCTGTGCCGCCGTGGCACTCGAAGCCGCTTCTGAGGCTTTCTGGGCCGCCTGTGAGGCGCTACCGCTTGCCGCACTTGCACTTCCCGCCGCCGCTGTTGCGGACGCTTCAGCCGCAGTTTTTGCCGCCTGTGCGTCCTGTTCTGCCTCCTCAGCTAGCCCCGCATAATTGCCCGCATCGGTTGCGCTCTCTTCAGCACTTGCCGCCGCAGTTTCCGCCGCACCCTTTGCCGCCAATGCCGCCGTCTTTGCGGCCTCCGCATTAGTTGCGCTTGTCCCTGCCGCCGTGGCACTTGCTTCCGCTGCTGTTTTTGCAGTTTCTGCGCTCTGTGCGCTGTTACTGGCGGTCTCAGCAGATGTTGCAGCAGAGGATGCTGATGCGGATGCAGACTGTGCGCTTGAATTGGCAGATGATGCTGATTCAATTGCTTCTGCCGCAACTTCTGCAGCCTATTTAATATCATTTGCAATGCTTTTAGCTTCTTCAGCTGCGTCCTCCGCAGCCTCTTTTGCAATAACAGCTGAATTTTTTGCAGTTTCTGCAGCTACTTTTGCATTTTGTGCATTATCATTAGCATTTATTGCAGAATTTTTTGCTTCTATGGTTCTATTTTTAGCATCTAATACTATATCTTTTGTTGCATTTATGTTTTCTATATTATTTTGGATATCATCCGCCATCTATACTATTTGTTGTGCTTTTAATTCTGCCTGTGCAACTTTTGATGCAGCTAACTAAGCTGCTGTTTTTGCATTTTTTGCTTGAGTAGCATTATCAACAGCCTAAGCTGCAGCTTCAGTAACACTAGCTATTATAGACTATGTATTCTCTGAAGCTCTCATAGCTATTTCAGCTTTTTCAGATGCTACATTTGCAAAATTTTTTGTATCCTATTTAAGTTGAACAATAGTTGAAACAGATTGTGCAGAGGCCCTCGCACTCTATGCCGCTTCTTGAGAAAAAATTTCTGCCTGTTCTGCGGCTTCTTGTGCAATAGAACTTGCTTCCTATACTTGTTCTACTATGCTTTTAATATTTGGCATAGGTATAAATTTAGTAATAGTACCTGTTATAATAGGTTTCTATTCAATCTTTTTTATCTTCATATTTATCCTTTTTATTTTAAAATAAAAAAATAAATCTGTTTATTTTATTAAACAGATTTATTTTTTACAAATATGTGATTTATTTATTTTAGAAGTTCCGCAAGAACATCATAAATAGTAGAAGAATAAGGAGAGAACAGGAAATGATAATCATTATACTTCTTGATATATTCATCAATAGCAGTAGTAGTTTCCTTAATCATCTTTTCAATCTTCTGTCTCTCTTTTGCCTTTATTGCTTCTGCTCTTTCCTTTTCAAGCTTTTCTCTCTCAGCCTTTTCCTTTGCAATCTTTGCCTTTTCTTCCTCTGCAGCCTCGGCTTTGTGAAGATCCGCCTCAGAATCAAAAAGCTTATTAAGAACTGTACTATAATACTTCATAAAATGACCTTCTTTCTATTATGTATAATCTCTAATAAGAAGATAGTCTAAAAGACTGTAATCGTTGTCTTTTAGACCTCTATCAAGCAACATATGAGTCCATTCTGCAATATTTATTTGACCGACTCCATTTTTATCTAGCCAGTTTCCAGTATATTCAGAAACGCCCATACAAGTTGTAACCTATCTCATGTCAATTCATCTAGCACATCCTGTACACGCTGATCCGCTTCTGTGCTCTCGTTAAAACTATCATTAAGGTACTGCTTCATACGATCTAGATACTTTAGTGCATAATTATAAAGCTCAAGAGCGTCACTATATTTATCCCATGCTCTACTGAGTCTCTTATTAGCAATTTTAGCATCACAACGTGCCTTTGCTAGTTTCCTCCCCTTTTCATAATCAAATTCATCATCTGGAGCCGCAATAGCAACACCTTTGACTCTCTTCTTTGCATAAGAAGAAACTGCAATTACCATTCTATTCTTTTCATCTGTAAAATATTTGTACTTAGCCATGTTTTCTCCAATGAATTATAAAAAATATGCAAGATTCTTTAATTATTTTTACCCTATAAAAATTTATATTTGCTGTAAGAATCTTTTGTTAAAAGAAAGGAGTAGGTTTTTAACCCGTGACCCGCCGGGGACTCGAACCCACAGTTTTCGGTTTTAGAGACCGACGTCTTAGCCGCTTGACCACCGGGCCATTCGGAACTTTAAGAGATTTCGTCGTTCTCTCGAAGTTCACTCAACATTTCATCATATCTTTTTAAATCTCTTAAAGTATAATTTTTTCTTCTTCGCTGACAAGTTCCCCACAGCGGCGGCTTGCCAACCTTCGCTCTACACATAGGACATGAACAATGAATCTTATTTTTGCTATATTGATGAAGATTGTTATACCATTCAATATCCTGTACGTCAATGGCAATATTCTTTTTTCTAATTGCCTTTGTCCAGTCATTATGTCTTCGCTCTGCTCGTGTTCTCATAAAAATTAACCTCTTTAGATTTAAAAATTATGAAGTGCTGGCGAAGGGACTTGAACCCTCACAGTCGTAACGACTTCGGGATTTTCTTACTACTCTATGTCACCATAGCCGCTTATTAAGCGTTGTAGTCTGGACTATGTCTTTACCATATCAGAATGATACAAGGAATTAGTATCATTATCACGCTACCCTTGAATGATTACAAGTCCTACGCTACCTTAAAAAATCTGACTTAGGTAGGTGGTATATAAGTCTCTACACATTTATAAATAAAAGGCTGTTCTTCAAACTCCATTTAACTACAGCGTTATACGAACTCGCCACTATCAAATTGGCTTCCGCAGTCTGTCGTAGCACCTTTATTTAATTTAGCTCGGCGTTTCCTTAGCTATTCGCCGAATTAGCCACCATTCACTTATAATATTTCTACTATAAGGCTCTCTTTTAATGTCTGCTAAGACGAAAGTCCCGTGCGTCTGCCGATTCCGCCACGCCAGCAGAATTGGTATTTTTAAGGGAAAATACCAAACCTACTTAACAATTAGTCCTTATTGTACTCGTTCTTAAAGTACCACTTGTACCCATAAGCCACGTGAGTCTTTGTTCTGCCATTCAGAGCGTCACCGATACCACTCTTACCAGCCTTACCAATTGCCTCAAGGGCAGCCTTCTGGGAATCATACTCAGCAATGATCTTTCCAGTCTCAGGATCAACCTGCAACACGCCGCTCTTATTGGGAGACTTTCTCTTCTTTGCGGCAGCGGCCTCACGAGCCTCAATGTCAGTCAGATACTCCTCAAGAACCTCAATCACCTGCTCCTGAATGCCAGGGTCCAGTTCCGCAGAGTTCTTAAAGTAAAACAGCAATCCCTTAATATTATCCTTCATAGTCCATATTCTCCTTGTATATCCTTTATATATAAAAATTAAATTGTTAATCTTTTTAAAACAAGACATTTTATATTTGTAGGAATCGAACCTACTCAAATTTTTTTAGAAGAAAAATTTTTTAACCATATTTATATTTGCAGAAAATGTCTTTAGCAGCCCCTACTGGATTCGAACCAGTGCTTTAAGAGTCAAAGTCTTACGTACTAACCGATTATACTAAAGGGCTATTTGACCTAAATAAAGCGGTTTCCAACAACACTTAAAATTTATTTTTTTAGTTTATTTTTGTGTTTAATTTTATTTAGGTCTTTTAAAGGGTCATTTCTTTATCTTGTAAATATATTATATCAAAAATTTTTTAAGAAGTCAATTAAAATTACGTTACTAGACAGCATGAAATATTATTTTATTGCTCTACCAATTGAGCTACTTCAAAAATTTTGAAGATGAGAATCGAACTCACGACATATAAATTTTCAATTATTTGCTGTAGCTGCCTATATTTATGTCTCTGCTATGATAAAAGTCAGAGCATATTATTCGTAATGAATTACGGCCACTCACCGAGAGGCTTACCAAGCGCCCCGTGTTCAACATCCGTACAATAGTGAACAGACATTAGATTATAGTTAGCATCCTCAAATACCTCTGCCGCAATATCCTGGTAAAGAGTGCTAATTAGTCCATGAGCATCATTAAGGTTGTCGTTGAAAAACTGCACAACGCAATTCTTAAAAACAACATAACAAAAATCAACATAGAAATAGCCATCTTCGACAGGGGCCACGCAATATGCAAAAGCAGGATTCTTTTCAAACACAGTATTGAAAAGTTCTGTCGGAGAAGTAAAAGCCTTATTAGCAATAGGACCATCAATAGCAATAGGAAGAATAACATTTCCCCACGTCTTAGCAAGAGGAAGCAGCAACTGTAGTGCGGCATTCTTTTCGCCGTTGTTGCACGCGATTGTCACAGCTGGCTTATTCCAGTCTACATTAAAAGCGATCTGCGGATCTCCATCAAACAGAGCCTGCAACTTGTTAATATAAGTAACCCAGGGCGGCGCCAGCTTGAGTCTTACTTCATTCATTGGTTTTTCTCCTTTTATTAACTTATAAGTTAATTAGTTACAAGCGGCATTAGCTGGATTTGAACCAACACACCGATCACTCGATTACTCAAAGGTTAGCAACCTTCTGCCTTACCATTAGGCTTATAATGCCACGCGTACCGCCGCAGTGATTAACGAGATGCTTCGCGGTTTTCCTGGGTTTCATTCTCGTTCTTGGCTAGTAGCTAATTAACCTTGAAAAGCCTCCACACGGATTCGAACCGTGATTGACAGATTACAAATCTGTTCGCCTACCATTAGCGGATGGAGGCTAATACCCGTACTTGCGGTCAGAGACGGGCGCTTAGGTTATTATTTATTGTCGCACCTAAGTATATTTAAACGACCAACGACTTTAAGATGCATCTAATGCGGAAGCTGGCATCCGCCAAATTTTAATGACAGAACTATATCGGATTTCTCCAAGCGTGTTCACTTATTGGCTACTTTCAACTTCTTATTATAACAGCTATAAAATAAATTCCTTTATCGTGTCCAAAGCGTATGTTTTCTAACAAGATCTCTATGGGGGCAATGGTTTCAGATCATATCAACCCCTGTATGTATAATACTCAGCATCAGAGTCATGCTATCTTTTCTTACCATTTTTCTCTTGTTGGGGGCACAAAAGCTAATTTATTTTATCCTATTGTAATAATTCGTTGATACACTAAATTTTCAGCCGTCATTAAAAATGGACCTTATGAGAATTGAACCCATCTGTTTTCCTGTGTGCAAAACAGGTGACCACCCCTTGCAGTCCCAAGGCCCAAATGGAAATTGCGGGAGCCAGGATTTGAACCTGCATATGACATAGTTTATGAGACTACCGAGTTACCAATACTCTATCCCGCGATAATTACCAGTTTTATACTGACTGGATTAGTGTGCTTGCAATCACACAACAGGGTTTTCTTAAGTAGAGTTTCCTTCCCATCCCAATGCATTTATATACCGAGCTAGGACAGACGCGGTTGAGAATTCTCAAGTGATCTCTGGGAGACTCGAACTCACCATTTTTAGCTTGAGAGGCTAATTACCTAAACCATTAGTAGAAGAGACCAAAATATTATATAATAAGTAATGGCTATGTTCCAATAATTTCATTCGCGCGTACTTGCGGGGGAGAATTAAGCCAGATACCCGTCTCGTGGCACCATTATTTATTATATAAAAACTGAATTGCAATTCACATGAGCGGAGACCCCTTAACTGCTCTCGCTTTAACCTACGCCACAATCACTAAGGAGCTTAGCGGGACTCATGATTTAACCTTAAATGACCCCAGCGGGATTTGAACCCACGATTCCGCCGTGAAAGGGCGACGACTTAGACCGCTTGTCGATGGGGCCGAGTAGCAGTTTAGGTTTTAATCTTCCGCGGAACTCTGCCAAACCATAGGATCTTCATAATAATCGTTATAATATTCCTCACACTGAATCTCACAATCAAAGGAATCCCAGTAATAATTATCCATATTTCCTCCAAGACAGTTGTTTTAGCGTTTTTGATTACAAGTCAAAGGCTTATTAAATTTTTTTGCTGTTTCTGTCTTTCTCATTTCTTATATATATATTATATATAAATTTTTTAAAAAAATCAATAAAAGAATTACTTTCCGCGACGTTGGTTACGACATATACCAATTTATAGTTTTACTAGTACCTACGAGGACTTATTGGATCGCTTCCTTCCCTATCGCTAGGCTTTCCCTCATTCTTTTATTGATAATAAACATGGTGAGATTTGAATCCGACCTATTTTAATTTTCATTTATTATCGGTTCTAAAGTATATTCAATATTATCTATATATTCCAATGGTATTCCTACTTCTTCAGCAATTTGCTCTTGGATAAATAAATCATTATCATTATCTCCCCAAAAACAATAAGAACCATTAATAAAAATATTATAATGTACCTTAAAACCCTTCATATTTATTCCTCTATAATCAACCTAATGTGCAATAGTAGCGAAGACGAGATTTGAACTCGTAAAACCCAAGGTTTGAGCTTGGTATGTATGCCGTTCCATCACTTCGCCATAACTCGCTTAGCAGGACTTGCACCTACGTTTCCCCCATCGCGGAGGCGTCCTTCTCTGTTAGACGATAAGCGCTGGGGATTTCCACCCCTTTTGACGTCAATTTACTAGCTTTTGTCTTCTCTCGCTATTCTCATTAAAGAGTTGATCTTCTCTTATAGAGAGAGAGCCAGAACAGGTAACTAGTTCCTGCCTGCGCGTCCGCAGTTAGCACTTCCGACGGGTGCTGCCCCCGCTATCTCGGCTGTGACAGAGCCGTGAGTCTGCTGGTTCCTCTTCAGAAGTAAAATATTAATCTACAAGTTCTTCTAAATTCTTTCTATGTTTTTCTCTCTTATGCAGCTTGTCTAAATGAACTCTAGTTCCAGTGTTCATAGGCACTAAAGGAATTCTATTTTTCTTATTAAATTCCTTTAAAGCCTTTTTCCCACCATTTCTTAATATGTTTATACGAAGTTCTTTATTCATATTTAATCCTTTATATAGGCCAGATTTCCCCCGTAGGGACGCACTGGCAAACGCACCCATGGATTGTCTGTTTTTACTCCCCAGTTACGATTCGGGCAAAACTTTCCTAAAACGCCGACGGCAGGAGACTAAAGGCTTTCGCCATCTTTAAGTTCCTATTGAACTATGTGAGGATCCTGCGAGCAACCTCAAAAGTCATCTCTTAATTTTTTTGTTTTTGTTCAAGCAGTCATGAGGATAAGAGAAAGCCGTAGACTGCTATAAGTACCGCTGGGGGGATTCGAACCCTCAAATTCTAGTTCCTAAGACTAGTGCCTATGCCAGTTCGGCTACAGCGGCAAAAACTTTGGGATGTACGCCACACTTCGGCCACGCCAGGGTATCCCATATTACCCCTTTCGCTTTAAGGGCGATGCACTAGAAGTTTTCCTCTTTACTTCTTCTAAAGGTATTGTAATTCCGAGATTCAAACTCTATGCTTACAAGTTGTTACATAAAGGTTTTCTTTACTCCACAAACCTCAAAGCGGCTGTCATTAGTAGCTAAGATTTACATTGGCATGAGGTAAATCAACTCAGCCTGCCCGAGTGGGACTTGAACCCACGACCCCGTGATTAACAGTCACGTGCTACCACCAGCTGAGCTATCGGGCAAAAGAACAAGACTCGCGAGGGTTCAGTTATTTTAGAAGTTACAGAACTACTCCCAAACTCTACTTTATCATCAATTTCACAACAGAATTGAAATCAATAATCATCCTACTTGAGTTTTGCTGTCAACGAGTCTTTATTTAATCTATTCCTAGAAACAATCTATCCTGAGGGACAAGGAAAGACTTTTCATAAGAAGCCTTCTCAAAACGCTCCATAAGAAAGCTTACAGAGAACATATCCCTTACAAAGGTAATATGCTTCTTGTTTCTGTCATCAGTATACTTAACCATATAAACGACCTTCTTATTTCTCATAATTCAGCCCCCTTATCTATTAAATATACTTGTTCTTTACTTTCTATAAATATTATATCAAAAATTTTTTTAAAAATCAAAAGTTTTTTAAAGGAAGTAGAAGGTGTGCACCCCTTCTAGGTGACTTACGCGCCACCAGCCGATCTTAATTTTAGCTACGAAAGACGGTCGCCGCGTGATTACCAAACCGCCGGAGAGTTTTACCGTTACTCTAAAGGTTATATTTGTTCTCTTGAAAAATATACAAAACGTCAGTCTTTATTAGCTTGACCGAAAGCGCCATGTCGGACTCGAACCGACCTTATTTCTCCTTGGAGGGGAGATGCCATAACCAACTAGGCGAATGGCGCTTATTTCATTTCATTCTATAATATTTAAACCATTCGCGCCACCATGATTTTAAAGTGGGTTGCTGCTTTTTTAACCACCAGGCGCGATAATCCTCATTATCAAATTCCCACTTGGCTTCCGCCCATGTTTTTCTAAACTTGTAGTCACATATATCATAACTACAAAATGCTTTTTTATAATCGCCGCCTTGGAATAGCTCATGTTTAAGAGATCTAATCTTTTTATTGGCAATTCGCTTCATTTCCTTAGATGTTTTTACATGGTGGTCAGTACAAATAGGATGCTTTTTATAACTGCGGCTCATACTATTTCCCTCTTAATAGTAATTAACGAGGCTATCATATCAAAGAAGAATTAAGTGTTGCTCTTTTAACTGCGGATATTAATTCATTTGCAAGAACGGTATATCGCTCTCCATTTATCTCTAATTCTACTTTATCCCAGTCTGACCAAGCATTATGTATTCTTATATTACTTTTAGCGGGATTAGAATAATCTTTAATTTCACAAGTTACTTTCATAATTCCCCCTCTGGGGGGCATCGGGTGGCAAATCCATTAACGTGTCGATAACCGCATCAAATAATGACCCCCGATGTTCCACATCTAATTCAAACATTGCATCAATTGCTTCCTGTCTATTGATAGTGTCTCTATCCATATATCGGGATATAATTCCAATTGCCTCCGATAGTGCATGATAGTACGGTTTTTCGTCTTCATCAAAACAGTTATACTCACTTCGAATTTCCGACAATCTACTAATCAAATCATCCATCATACTCTCTCTCCACATCATATCCGCATTTTAATAAAATAATGTATAAATCGGGATGGCCGGATTTGAACCGACGGCTTCTTGATCCCAAATCAAGCGTGATACCAAACTTCACTACATCCCGAAAAAAGCTGTGGGTAAGGATTCACACCTTACATAGCAATGTTTTTGCACCTTTGCACGCCCAAGAGTCGAACTTGGACATTCGGGGACTCGAACCCCTCCGCACATTGCCATTCGGCCGCCTACTCTGCGTCTACCTATTTCGCCACCACAGCATTAATCATGTACAACTGTTTAGGGTTGCGTAGAAGATTTTAGAGGATCTTACGGGGAACTTCCCCTGCTCAAGAGGTGTCTCTCCTCGACGTCCCTAAGTAGTTCAACTTTATTATCTTATTGGTTTTAAACTTATACATGATTAAATTGGGACTCCGAGAGTCGAACTCGGATCAGTGGTTTATAAGACCACCGCGCTAACCGTTGTGCTAAGTCCCAAAACCCTTTCCTTAACTTTGTAAATATATTATAACAAAAATTTTTTATTTTTTCAAATAAAGAATTTCCGCTTCTTTGCTTCTCTATTTACAAACAGGGTAAAATTATGACAATCATTATAATTTTTCCAGCGCCAAAGAAGTAAACAATTATTTTCTGGAAAAAATTTAAAATTTACTGCATGAAATTTATCTTTCAACAATAGAATGTAATCAGTTAAAGGCATATTTAGCATACGGGGGACGTGCCACCAAGCATTACTATCTTCACTTAATTTAGACACGTCTCCAGTATACCAATCACCAGTTCCGCTTTGCCATTCTGTATATTTCAATAGATGACTCATTATTTATAGTCCAAGTGCAGAAATAAGTTTTGCTACATTTGCCTTTTCTTCCTCTGAAGGAGCAATAGAAGAAGAATTAGATTCAATTACAGGGGCGGGAGAAGGTGTCGTTACTGCAGGCTCCGCATTATCAAATGCACTGGGGAGATCTGAACCTCGCAGATTTGCCTTCGCCGCAGTCAAACTTACCTTAATTTCAATTAATGCACCATTCTCTTCAACGGGAACTCTAAGAATCTTTCCTTCATCCTCCCAAAAAGCGTTAGGGTAAACGGACATTAACTTGCTAAAAATTGCATTCTTTGCTTCTGTTCCTCTTGCCATTTCGTATCCTTTCTTTCATTTTCTATATATATTATAATAAAAATTTTCTTATTTTTCAACTGTTACAACTAAATGATTTTCTTTTAAACTATCTGCCAAATCAGAAAAGATATTACAAGTTCGGCAAAGATGATATGTATTTTTAGTTTTATATGCACACTTTTTATGACAATTAAGTCTCTTTATACCAAATAAAGAAACAATATGTTTATTATCGCAATCATCTTTAAAATTTAGAATGATTTCTTTTAATGGTCCTGCCCATCTTTGGTCTTTTGCATAGATTTGGTATAAAACATTTATTTTTGATCTTTCTTCTTTTGTAGGCAAAAAGAATTCTACGACATCTAAAACATTTTCATATAGGGGGATATCTTCTGGACGAATAAAGAAAGTTTGGATAGACGGAGTATCATCCCATTCACTCTGAGCAACGTTACAGTAAGTCCGCAATCTAATTCCTTTTTCTTTTGCAGATCTCGCAAGATCACCAAGAGCAAAACATAATTCGTTTGCTACGAAAATATCAGTAATATTTAATGTTAAAAATCCATTAAACCTATCAAAAGAACAAATATATTCTTCATAATAATGCGGGATTCCGTTCTCATTCAGTTCCTGTTCTAGCTCTCTTGTATATTCCTGGAAAACCGCAACAAGATTAGAATACTTTTTAGTTAATGCTTGTAGAATAGGCATATCTCTTATAGAAATATATTCAGAAAAAAGCAAATTAACTCTATGATTCTGATACTCCTGTAAAAAAGTATCAAGTTTTTTAATTTCGGGTTTATAATTGATATTAAATTCTACGTTATCATCAAGATACTTAAATTTTCTAGTAAAAGGGATTGCAAAAATCATATTTTTTCCTCTTTTCCATATTTTTATATAAATATTATACCAAAAATTTTAAAAAAATGCAAATAAAAAGAGCCTCTTAAAGAGGCTCTAAATTGTTATCCACAGGAATCATTTTTGGGTATATATCTAATGCAGCTTGTAAATGGCCGCACTTTTGACATCTATGTCTATAATTAATATGTATACCATGAATCACTTCTCCATTAAAAACGGTAGAAGCTCCACACACTTCGCAAGGAAAATCTATAATTTTATACTTGTTATTCATATTTTACAAAGACTTCTTTATAATGAACTCCAAAATGATTCGCTGCTGAGTGAGAATCATAAAAAATATCAATCACTCCAGGGACAACCCCTTTTCCTCTGTCTTCAACTACATACTCTTCTCCATCAATAACTAAAACCGTTCCAAAGGGGAAATCCTTTTTATTTGCAGCAACAGTATGATGTGTTCTTGGAGTTGCCCCTGAAGCAGTCATACCTGCCCATTGACCATTGCAGCAGGAACCTCCGCAATAGGCGGTGATTTTAAACTGTCCGCATGAAACTAACCGCTCTGCCGCCCATGACGAACAACATAAACTCATTATCATAAAGCAACAGAGCACCATACTGACGAATTTTCTACACATAATTTTTTATTTATCTCCTTATTTTCTTATTTTTACTTAGCCAGATATTTTTTATCTGGCTAAAGTAATTATCAAAAAATAAATCATTATTGTAATGATTGCAAAAAACATGGGATCATTATCGTTATATATATTCATTTGATTAAACACCTACTTAAATAAGTCTGCTTAGTCCCGTTATACTCTTTATGGTCTTTTACAGTACCAGTTAAAAGCAGATGATCCCCAATCTGCAAATCATACTTAGAGGAGGAAGTAATCCAAACAAGAATGTTATCGTTATACTTAAAAGTATAAATGGTGGAGGTTCCATAGCGGCTATCAATAAAGCGGCTGCCGCAAACAATAACATTAAGATCCCTTAACCGCTCTTTTAGCTCTCCAACATATTCAGAAGGAGTAGTATTAGCTGCAAGAAAATTGTGATAAGCAATTTTTACGGTTTCTTTTGCGGAATCCTTAACATCAAAAGAACAGGTATAACAATTCCAATCGAATAAATCAAATACGGGGAAGATAATAAAATGATAGTCCTCTGGAAGATCAAAGTTTTTAACATTATACCAACCAAGAGAAGGATTAAATTTACACCCATTCTCCTTAAGAAAATCTTTGATCTCATAAGTAGTTTTGAAATTTACTCCAATAACCACATAGACCTTGGGATTATCAATATCATAACCAAGATCCGCCAGCTTAGTTCTCATATTGATTTCGCTATTGTTCTCAAGTTCTTTGATACGCTCATTCTGCTTATCAATCTTTCTCTGCTTCGATCTTTCTCTTGTAGCCATATACTGCTCATACTCTTTTTCTGTATAAGCTTTGACCCATTTTTCAATGACCCCGTCTCCGCCGCACTGATAGCAAATTCCGCCATCTACAGGAGACAGAACAGGCTGTCCATTGCAGGTTCCAATAGCATAATAACCACGTCCGCCGCATCTGTCACATACGCTTCTAATATAAGCTTTCTTATTTTCTTCATCAACCTTAACAATAGTAGCATGAGCATAGGAGGGAGCAACCATCCACTTATTGTTCATAAGAAAACTCCTTATATAACGTGAGAGATAATATAGCGTCTTTCAGAGTTAGTCAGATCATCAACAGAGAGATCATATTTGGATAGAATCTTGTTCTGAATATCGGGATCATCAATATTATAGCCATTCCGCAGAGATTTCTTAAAATCCTTAATTGCGGCGTTGATTCTTGCCGTTCTTGTCTGGACTATACTGGTAATTCCATCAGCTTCCGCCATATACAGGAAGTAAGGGGAGTTAAGATTAATCATTATTCAACCTCCATCACAGAATAAAAGTTCTGAATTGCGGGAGCCAGCTTGTTCCACAGAGCCGCAACCTCTTTTTTATGAGTTCTCATATAGTTACCAGCCCATTCGGTAGCCGCCTTCTCCTGGGGAAGATTAAAATAGTACAGATCATCTTTCCCAGCCTTCAGATTATGGACCTTATCAGTGTATTCCGCCCATTCTTCATCTTCAAAATCATCCTCAGTCTGATTATGACCAAGCTCATGAAGAAAGGACCAGAGGAAAACGTCAGCCTTGACATCGGGGAACAGGCTGTTTGCGAAATCTACAAACGCATCACTATCGCTCTGAGGAACAACAAGAGCGTAATAGATCATGTTGTTGCCGCCCCAATACTCAAAATCAGAACCTAATCTCGCTTCACAATCAAAAGAAGACAGAAAATCATTAAGAATCTTGTTAATGGGTTTCACAGCGCTCTTAATTTTCTTATTCATTTTTCTATCTCCTTCCCTTACTTTCTATATATATTATAGTAAAAATTTTTTAAAAAATCAAAAAAGAGGCTAGAGACTAGCCTCTTTAGTTATCATACTAAAAATTTTAGCAGTCAAACCAAAACACTACTTTATAACAACTGAGAGGAAGCGGGTACCATTCCTTAATTTTAATATAATTTTTTAGATCCTCAAGAAAGATTTTTAGAGGATTGTCGACTCTTGCTTTTGGATCATAGCCATCGTCATCAAGAATGGTAGGTTTCTCAAGCAAATAAATCTGCAAATCCGCAAGATTCATTTCAGAAAAACCAAAACACCACTCCTTTTCATTATCATAAATCTTCTTAAGTTCATCTGGAAGGAATTCTGGGAAGAGAGGAGAAACAGGGACTTCTATATCTTCATTTTTCTCTAGATAGGAGAAAAGAAAATAATCTCTACCGACAAAGGGCGGAATCTGCTTAAATTCTTCTCCGTCCTTCTCATATAACATAACTTCTCTCCACTGATTCTCTTCAGGATGTTTTCTGATTAAATATACATGAATATCTTTACCCATATTACTCCTCCTTGTTTAAAATATTAATTGCTTCAGTTACATCATTATCTGTTAATCCAATAGCAGGATCAGTATAAATGATATGAGAAACAATATCTATATCACTGTAGTCAGAGAAAGCGTAATCATCTAAAATAACCCAGGTTGTAACATCGGGGTGTTTAGTTAACCAATCTCTAATCCCACTGCCGCGAAGATTAAGATTTGACTCTCTTGTTTTGTCAATAAGATAAAGTTTCCCCTTCCGCTCTAAGTGATCATCAAGATACTTTGCGTGCGGATTTTCAACCTTATCATATCTCTTGAAAGGCTCCCATCCAATTTTCCAATCAGAAATAAGAACTAATTTAGCATTAGTCTGTTCAACAATAGAAGCTAATCTTTTAACCTTATCTTTATCAATTCCAATAAAATTTCCGCAGCGGGATTTGGAAGTATTACAATTTAAAACACCATCAATGTCTAGGAAAATAATCTTCATTTTTATTCGTTAATCTCTTCAACGTCTATTGGTTCTGGCATAATATCAGTAGTTTCTGTGTCTTCCTCTGGCGCGGCAGGTTTAGTATTCATTGGGGGAGCGTCCTCATCGAAATGATCTTCTAGGTCATCCTCTTCTGGAAGCGGATCTCCGCCCTCATGATTTAGCTGGTCAAGCGCCATTTTTGCTTCATCATAAGTTAAATAAAAATAGTTAGGAAGATCTGTTAGTGGAAGAACAATTCCGTTATCTAAGTAAATATGGGTTTCCTGTGTAAAAGTTAATGTGATTTCCACTACTCTTGCAACATTAATTCCATATTTCTTATTATCTGTAGAAGCTTTCTTCTAATAGATTCCGAACAGAATGTCTCCCTGTGCAACGGGAATATTAATATTCTTCATATTTTCTCCTTAGTCATTAATATTAGTATCAATAGATATAATAGCAAAAGCCAAACAGATTAGGAACAGCAATACAACAATCCCGCCTAGTATTATAGGAAGTTTAAAGAAAATATACAATACATGGCTGCCGCCAATAATAACAAGTGCTGCAATAATTGCAGAGAATAACATAATTAATATAAATTCTAATGCTCTCATATAGTTTTCCTTTTGTCAATAAAAAATATCAGAAATATAAGCTTTTAAAAAATCGAATTTCAGAGTCCGAAAATACGAAATTGTTGGGATTTTCGATAACAAGTGCAGCTATTGACTTAGTATCAAGCCAGGGGTAATAGCCATACCACTTGTCTGCTCTTCTTACAAGAGAAGTAAAAGATGAGGGGATATTATTAGCTTCCATGTAACTTTCAGCAAGCTTTGCGGCGTTCCAAACAATACTCATTTTCTTTCTCCTTTCTTTCTTTCTTATATATATTATACCAAAAATTTTTCAATTTTTCAAAAAGTTGATTTCTTTGAGAATTTTTGTTATAATATAAGAAGAATGAAAAAGATGGGGGATATATGTTAATAGTTTGTAAAGTCGAAGGATGTCCGTATAGAAGTAAAAATTCATTTTGTAGAAATCGGGTTACCGCAATTAATTCACATGGCTTTTGTTCACATATGTACAATGAAAATGGATCAGTTAAACCTAATTGGCAATAGCCAATTGATGTAATGTTTATGGATGGATATAAACCGCCAGAAACACAATAGAAACTAGAACAAACATAGAATGAAGGAGAAACCGCATGATTTTATATGATGAGGCAAACAAAAAGATTGTATTGGAAGGAAATAAGAAAGATTTATTGCATCATTGCATTGATATTTTGATCTTGCTGCGGAATGCAGAACCTGGCTTCCGCAATGAAAAGAACTATAATATAATGAAGGAAATTATTCTGGGGTTAGAAGATACTTTCTTCAATAAAAAGGATTATAGCGTATCAATTATTGAATCAAAAGAAGAAAAACTAAAATATACTGAATAAGGGGGAGGATATATTGAAGATTGGAATAACTGGACACCAACCAGAAAGGTTACATGATTAGCAAGAGAAAATAAGAGAGTGGATCAGTTGGTATCTTAGATAGATACGGGAATAGGATAATGATCTTGTTTTAATTGTCGGGGGATCCCGCGGAGTTGATCAAATGGCGGCTCTTGAAGCAATTAGACAAGAAATTTCATTTTACTATTATCTTGCTTATCAAGAGGAAGAATAGACAGAATTACAGAAGTATATTAGAAGTAAAGCTGCGGAAGTCCACTATGAGACAGAAAAGCTCTAGGATAATAGTTATATTAACCGAGACCGCCGCATTGTAGATGATTCTGATTTTATGTTAGTTGTTTGGGATGGAAATAAATAGGGGGGTACATATCAAACAGTCTAGTATTTGCAAGAAAAATAGAAGGGGGCCGCATTTTATCCTTGGGAGTCCATAGATTTTATGGGGGACTAGGTTAATTTAACATAAGGCGGCTTCCGCAATGAGGGGAACCTTTTTGCAATTTTCCATTGGAATTTTGCAGAAGGGGAACCTTTTTGCATTTTTCTGTTGCAAAAATGATGTGCAATATGTTTAGAACAAATGTGAGATTAACCGAGGTTTCCGCATGAATTTAAAAGAAGTTTGTTAGAAGTTTGGATATTCTGAGTCGTATGTTAGTAAGAACTTTCCGAAGTTTCAAAAAGCAGTGTTGAGTAAATATGGTGTAATGCTAGATAAAGAAGGCAAAGGGTCTTCCGCATAGTATATAATTATTGAAGATAACTCTCATGCCGCAACATTATATAAAGAATAGAATAGATCAGTGATGTTAAGTCAGTCTGAATTTAAACATATTATTAATATGGATTTTGCTACTTTTTTAGGAATTATTATGACACCTTTTCAGGTCTTCCGCGGCAGTTATGATGATTTTTTAAGGTATATATAGGCAGATAGAAATGATAGCAATAGAGAGAATTTAAAGAAGGCATTAACATTTCTTGCGGAGCATGATTATATTCATTATGCTATTGATAAAACTGATGATAATTATTTTTTTGCTGGTATATATAGAAGAACAGAAGAAAAAATTGCTGTCGGTATTGATATGATTCGCATATGTAAAAAATTAGCTGTGAAGTACCATAAGAGAAGTTGGGTTCCGTTGTTGAAGTTGTGGATGGGGATAAAATATTTATATATTAATGGATTACAGCCTTATACTATACAAGATTTAGTTGATTTAACTGGATTGAGTGTTTATCAAATCCGCGAAAGTGGAAAGGTATTGGAGCAAGATAATGCTTTTGTGACTGATAAAGTTTATTTAGATTATACTAGATGTTTAGGTAAAACTGTTGAATTAAATATTATACATGATGGCAATAAAATTTATTAAGTGGATTTTGCGCTTAATTTGGATTTTTACTTAAGCATTATATAAATTCTTATATTCGTTAAGTAAAAATCCAATTTGAGCGCAGTTTCTTATGAGGTGATGATGTATGGGCCTGCGGCAGCTTGTTGAATTGAAGGAAGGTTATTGTAAGTTATATATTTAGGATAGTTGTGTTGGGAAGCTGATCTTTGATAGGAATAGGATGAGTTCATAGCAACTAGAAGAGTAGATTGATACTATGTTTGAATGGTTAGGAGAGAATGGATATTAGTATTAGGAATGGAATTTGATGGATGGGGATAAAGATGATTAAGATTAGTTAAAAACTGGAGATAATTGTTGAAGATTGGAGAAAATTGTTGAAAACTGTTGAAGATTGGAGAATTGTGGTGCGCGATTCCAGTCTCTTATATCTATAATAGTAAGACAGATTTTCCTTCACACACCCGCTTATTATTATTCCCCTTTTATTATATAATAATTTTTATATTATTTCCAATGTATTGATATATATAATAAGTCTTTTTTTATATTATAATATAAATTTTATTATTTGTCAATTTCTCGGTCCGTCTCGTCTGGCCATATGAAAAATTTCTCGATATGAACATATAAGCCATATACCGTCTTCGTCAGTCGCAATGATGCATTTTAGCACTGCGCAGTATTATTGCGGTGATACGTTAATATTTTAATACTTTAATTCGGTGCAGTGTTAATGTCGTAATGCGGTAAAGTGTTAATGCGTTAATGCTTCATTCGGCATTTTGCACAAAATTTCGGGAAAAATAAGAAAAAATTTGTGTATAATTTTTTCAAAAAAAATTTGACATGGAATGAAATTTTTGATATAATTCGGCGCTGACACCTGTGTCAGCGCCCCGATCAACTATAAAACCCCTATAGAAAATTCTATAGGGGTTTGTGTATATAGGGGTTTGTGTGTTTAATAGAATTCAAAATCATCAAACAAAAGAGCACAATTGTTAACAGAGACATCGTATCCAGCTTCCCTAAGAGCGTTAAAAGCTTTTTCAAAGTTATCAATAAGTTTTCTTTTTCGAACCTCAGCTCTACGGTTACGCTCCTGCTGAACATTACGCATTAACTCATCAAGGTCTTTATCAGAGAGGTCATTAAAAACATATTCACACATATTCATTTCTCCTTCCTTATTTACTGAATTTTATTCATTTTTTTTATTATTTCACTGTTTTTTCTTGCGGTGTTCCACAAGATTAATGGTAAAATTGCGGTCATCTACCACAATATTGATATATTTTTCATCATTTGTGATAGTGATTTCGACATTATCCGCAAGATTTTCAGATAATCCAGCAAAAATTGCATCAATAATCTGTCTTTTAAGCGGATTTTCCTTCTTTTCCTTCGGCTTTCTTGCCTTTTTAGGTTCATCCGTTGCGGAAGCCTGATGGATGGTCGAAGTAATTCTGTTCTTTTTTGCTTTTTCAGTCAGCTTTTCAACAGTATCATCTGTGATATAATCCTCATCACAGAGCCAAAGATAAACAGCCTCATTATAAGAAATATGATTGCTTTTCTGGAGAGCGTCAATCTCCGCATCTGGAATATTGATCACTTTTCCATTATCAAGAGTATAAGTCATATTAGAACCCCCTTTTAATTCAGATAAAAGACAAGAAACATCATAAGCGCAATATAGCCAAGCGGGTTAAGGGTTACATTATCACGCTGAATACGGATGGCGTCCAACAGAAGAACAATAGCGAAGATTAACTTAAGAATCGTGTCCATTTCCTTACCTCTCTTTCTGTAGTAATTATAACAAAAATTTTTTTATTTGTCAAATGGTATTTTTGCGGAAGGACCATGTAATTATCACAAAGATTTCGGGAGAAATAGGAAAAAAATTTGTGCAGATTTTCCCTTGACAAAAAAGTGGAAGCTGTGGTATAATAATAATTTTGGCGCGTTGACCAAGTGGAGCGGCGGTCAACGCGCCACGCAATAAAAAAAGAAGCTCTCGCCGAAGCAAGAGCCAAAAGAGAAAGGAGGAAAACAATCTTAATATAAAATTGGTGGGGGAAGGGGTATCCCCCACCAGAGAGAAGGAGTACGATTTTCAAGGGTGCTCAGAAGCCCTCTAATCATGGGTGATCGTGAACCATGTTCAATGGTCAGGCAAGCGCAAATCTTGCTTTCTTGCCCTCGATGGTCTTGGTTACCTTGCCATTAGCAACGAGCTTCCGCAGAAGAGCAGACAGCTTCTGATTGCTGTAGCCAGCAAGTGCATCAAAGCCCATCAGATCAGTTACAGAAATCGGGTCATCGCAGTTAGCGAGAACCTCGCAGATAGTGTCCATAATTCCCTCGTTCTCTTTCTGAGTCTTGGTGGGAGTCTTGTGAGCAGAGCGAGAGGAGATCAGCTCAATCTCATGCTCCAGAGCGGAAATCAGATCATCTCTGTTATCAACATCAGCAGTCTTGACAATCTCAACAACCTGTGCGAACATCTCTCTCTTGGTCATAATATTTATACCCTCTTTCTTTAACTATATATATTATATCAAAAATTTTTTAAGTTGTCAACAAAAATTTTTTCTGTTTTCGCAGGGTCAGCGCTAACCCTGCGTGGCTGTTAGAATTTGTATCATTGCGCCTTACACCCACCTACATGGCGCTTATGTCCTACATCGCATTTTTGTTTCTCTCCCCTTTCCTTTTGTATCTTTATTATATCACAAGGTTTTTGTTTTGTCAAGAACTTTTTTAAGTTTTTTAAAACTTTTTTGTTTTGACTTCTTTGACTTCCCTTACCTTGTAAATACATTATAACAAAAATTTTTTTATTTGTAAAGTATAAATTTCGGGCAGATTTGGGAAGATTTTTGTGCAAAATTTCCGCTTGACAAAATTTCAAAGGGGTGCTATAATAGAAATTTTGGCGCGCCGACGTAGAGGAGCGTACGTCGGCGCGCCATGCATAAAAATACAGGGCTTTCGCCCTGTATAATTATAAGTTATTTTTTTGTTATATCACCCGAACAGCTTTTTAATCATCTTTTTATGCTGTCGGAGGCAATGAGCCATAATTTGAGTTTCAATCATAACATCCTCAAGACCTGTATGGGATTCTACGAAATCATAATTACCTGAAATATATCTATATAAAATTTCAGCGGTTAAACGAACTTGGGGGACAGAGTGCTTAGTCATGTAGTTATTGTTAAGGCAGAAATTTCTATAACTTTTCTGCTTTCCAATTGTCTGTCTTGCCATTTTTAAAGTATCCCAAATCTCAATCCCATAGGGGAAGAAATAACGCTTTTTAGACTTAGTAAGATATCTGATAGAGTTGTTAAGCGCCCGAAGGTCAAAACTTGCGTTGTGCGCAAAAACAGTTTTAACATTATATTCCTTTAAATCTTCCTTGAAGATTTTCCAGATAGTGTTAAATCTTGCTAAAACCCGCTCCCCGCTTGCGATCTGTTCCCAATACATGGGAATCTTATCTGCATAGTATGCGGAAGTCATAACATCGCTCATTCCGCAAAAAACCTCATACACGACAAAGGAGCGAGTTTTATAAATATTTCCCTTCTTATCGCAAATATCCCAACCAATATCATAAACAAGAGATTGCGTTAAATCCAGCTTGTCCCCTACCATGATACCATTGCAAGTCTCAGTGTCTAATCCTACCAAATACTTCTTTCTCTTGTCCATTGTCTTGTTCTCCTCTCTTGTGTGCTTCATTCCTTACATTGTCTATTATAGCAGATACACGGCGAATTGCAATCATTTTGATAAAAAAATATGCACAAAGAATAGGGCGGATTTTTGTGAAAAATGACGATGGCGGCCGGAACAAAAATCGCTTGACAAAAATACTGAAAGGTGGTATACTATAAAATTTGGCGCGCGAACAGAGTGAAGCGGCAGTTCGCGCGCCACGCAATAAAAAATGAAAAAGCTTGCTTTTTCAGCAAGCTTTTTCAAAGAGAGGAGGAACGGAAAATAAGTCAATAGCGTGAGCCTGAGGGGACTTGAACCCCCGACAAATAGATTAAAAGTCTACTGCTCTACCAACTGAGCTACAGGCTCAAAATGCGGTTTTTAGGGATGACCGCAAACCCAGAGGTCACGCCTCGTCAGCGACTCTAAAGATAGAGATGCGCTTCTCAATGGTCTTGACAAGACGACCGCCATCAGCAAGCTGTTTCAGAAGGGCGGAAGCCTTCTGTCCGCTGATGCCGAAGTGAAGAGCGACATCGCCAGCACGCACATCGCCAGTCTCAGCGACAAAGGCGAAGATATCCTCCTTCAGCCCCTCATTCTCCTTCTGAGTCTTGGTGGGCTTCTTAGCGCCCGCACTACGCTTGGCAAGCTGTGCCTTCAGAGCAATCAGCTTCTCCTTAGCAGTGTCATCAGCAACAGCGTTGATAGCAAGATCAAGAGCAACAGCGTAAGTCATGTTCATCATAGGGCATACATCCTTTCTTTTGTGAGATTTGTTTTTTTCTTTTGTACCTTTATTATAACAGATTTTTTTAAGGTTGTCAAGGGGTTTTTTATTTTTTTGATGGATTCCCGAGGCTGTGCATTTTTTCGGATTAGTGGGCGCCCTCACCTATTACCTCTCCCCTTGACTTCCTTATTGTATCACATCCCCGAAGGGATGTCAAGAGGGAAATGAAATTTTTTTGAAGCTTTTCTTTTTTCTTTCCCTTACCTTGTAAATACATTATAACAAAAATTTTTTTATTTGTAAAGTACAAATTTCGGGAGTAAAAATCCGATTTTTTGTGCAAAATTTCCACTTGACAAAATATGCGGCGTGTGTTATAATAGAAATTTTGGCCCTGCGACGAAATGAAATGGCCGTCGCAGGGCCAAGCAAAAAAAGTCCCCTAAAAAGGGGACTTTCAGAGAGAGGAGGTTAACAGATCACTCAGCGATGGCGTAGAACGCCTTACGCTTCTCAACCGTCTTGATGGCGCGACCATCCTTGACAAGCTTGGACAGCAGAGCGGAAATCCGCTGATTGGAGTAAGTGGCAACCTCATTAGTTGCGCCCTTCATCAGCTCGGTGACAGTCACAGGCTCATCATTGGCAAGCAGTGCCTCGTAGACAGCCTCGACTCTGCCGTTCATCTCCTCAACACGCTTCTTGGAGGGAGCGGACTTCCGCTTCTCAAGAGTGCCCTTCAGAGCCTCAAGCTTCTCCTTGACAGCCTCATCAGTAACCAGAGCAAGAGCGGCATCCAGAGCGTTCACATAAGTCATGTTCATCATAATTCATACTTCCTTTCTTTTGTTGGTTTGTTTTTTCTTTTGTACTTTTATTATACTTTACTTTTTTAAATTTGTCAAGAGGTTTCAGCAATTTTTTTTCAACTTTTTGTCGCTCTCAACCTACGGATTTATTTCAATCTCGATTCGAGTAATTCTTACTCCCTCTTGACTTTGTACATTTATTATATCAAATTTTTATTTAGTTGTCAAGAGTTTTTTTATTTATTTTTCGGCGGGTCTCTCATAACTGACACTTCCTTTCCTTTGGTAAAACCATTATACCATGTTTCTGAAGGCTTGTCAAGGCTTTTTTCAACAAATCTTACGGCGCTTGGCTCGTCCGATCCACTTACTTTCCTTTCCCTTACCTTGTAACTAAATTATAGCAAAAAATTTCTTATTTGTAAAGTACAAATTTCGGGAGAAAACAGGCGATTTTTTATGCATTTTTTCCTATTGACAAAAAGTTGAAACCATGATATAATAGAAATTTTGGCCCCGCGACGAAAATGCAATGGCCGTCGCGGGGCCAGGCAAAAATAAAAAGGGTAAAGGTTTATTTAACCTTTACCCTAAATCTTGGTAATAATAAAAATCATTTTTAATACATTCACTAGCAAAAAAGCAAAGTTCGTTTTTATGACATAATTCACAGTGTTGGCATAAATGATTATGTTTAATAACTTCAATTAAATAATCATTTAGCTTTTTTTCTTCAGCAGTCATAAGTATACTCACCCATGTAAGGATCAAAACCACGGTCATCATCAATATCATAAGGTTCATCGTCATCATCCTGAGTATTATCATACTCCATGATAAAGATTTTTGAACCCTTGTGCTGATTAGAAAGCTCTCTAGCTTCCTCCCAACTGAGGCAAGGAGCACCCGCATAAGTGCCATCCGCCTTAATTACTGCCCACAGAAGATCGACCCAACCAAAATCTCTAGCCATTGTTTTTTCTCCTCTCTTGTTTAATGAGTATGAACAGAATCATACCAATTAATGATGTAAGAAATAGCGTAGTCGGGGAGGATGGAAGAGCATTCATCCTCATCATCCCAAGGACAGTGATAAGACTCAACAGCGCCAAGATCATGTCCCAGAGAAAAATTATGACAAATAATGTCACCATTGTTCCAAGGGAAGCGAATCTGAAGACCGTCCCAACAAGTATTAATAGTGCAAGGGATGTTATGCTCAATAAGAGCATTAGCGATATCCAGAATGCGAGTGGCGTAAGTAGGATTGATAGTCATTTTTTTATTCTCCTCTCTTGTTTGTAACCTAATTGTACCAAATGTTTTGGAGGCTGTCAAGGGGTTTTAGCAAATTTTTTTAGACCGGGCGAAAACCAAGGCGGATAAAATCCGCCTTAATCTTCATCGTCAAAACCGCAGATAGGGCAAATATTCAGCAACAGTTCTCCCTCTGTCCAGTCACATTCATAAACAGGCTCTCCACATTCGGGGCAGATATAAAATCTCTCTTCCCAATCAACAAACATCCCATAATCTTCCTCAACCTTTTTAGCATTCTTTTCCCACATTTTTTATTCCTCCTCTTCTACAAGCTTATGAAAAATCCTGCAAGTATCTTCCCAATTCTTTTTATCATCAGCAATGTTATCTAAAATTTCGTCTGTGCAACAAGAAACTAGCCAATCGTTCCAGTTTGTAAGAGTATCTCTATCACAGTAAGAATCAATATAATCATGCATCATTGCTAAAAATTCTTTTCTTAAAAGCTTGATATTTTCATTAATTATTGTAAACCCCACTTTCCTTTTTAAGAAGCTGTTTTGCGATGCGGCGTGCTTTTCTGCGGAAAATCTTCTCAAGCTTGTTATGAACCTTGTTGTGAGAAATAATATAACGGCAATTTAAATCCCAGGCGGTCATATCTCTGGTGTTGAGTCTCTTAAAGTAATCTTTAGTCATTTGTTTATCTCTCCCTTTCTGAGATCATTATACCAAAGAGAAAAACAGTTGTCAAGAGGTTTTTAAAAAATTTTTTAAAAATCGAGGTTTTCCTGCTACGCTGTACGCGCTCTAGTTATTCTCTCTCGAAGACTCCACCTCTGGGCGCCTCCCCTTGACAATTTTATTTTACCGCAAGATGAGAAAAAAGTCAAGGGGGGTATTGAAATTTTTTGGCCCGGGCCAGTTAGGGAAGTTTTGTAGATTCTCCATACTCCATAAATTCATTAAACTTTTCTAGAAATTTATCCTCTTCCCAGTAAAAGGGGTCTTCCCCGCACCAACTAAGAAAATTCATAATTAACTGACCAAAACGCCAATCAGGACATTTGTTTTCCCACTGAGTACCAATCTTATTTAAAAAGGGGGCAATTCTTTTATAAGTTCTCATTTTATTATCCTTCCCACTGCATTCTTACAAGAGTTCTGTTGTTTTCCACGTTAGTGATGATGGCATATTCAAAATCATTAGTATACATTAGAGATTCCGCTTTAGCGGTAATTTCATCAAGGGCGTGATAGCAATCTGAAAGTCCATAATAACAAAAATCATTATTAAAACAGATAACAACTTTATAACTTTCAACATATTTACATTTAATCATTTCTTTTCCTTTCTGGGGAGACTTAAAACAAGCTTATAAGTATTATCAGCAAGAGTGAAAGATAATTCCCTTTCGGGGTTAACAATATTAATATCTTTTAATCCTGCGGCGGCAAGTGCATCATTTAACAGAGAAATAATATACTGTTTATCGGGGTTCTCTTTGCGCTTGCGCTGAACGGGGGTTTTTACTGTTTTAGTTCCTGTAATAGTTACCTTTTTTGCGGCGGCTTTCTGTTCAGCGGTTAATTCGAACAGATTTGCACCTTTATCTATTTCCGCATCCTGTTTAATCACTTCTATTGCTTCTTCTCTTGTGCAAGCCAGATTTTTCATGAGGGACTGAATTTTTTTCTCCATCTTTTTCTTTCCTCCTCTATAAAAGATTATATCATTTTTTTTATAAAAAATCAAGCGGATTTTGAAAAATTTTCGCCCCACGGGAAAATGTTCGCAGAAAAAGTCTTTTAGCAAATTTTGCTGAATTTTAATGCGGCGCCCGGTCCGCTTTTAACCTAGAGAGAGGGTGGGTTAATCCTCACCCTCTACAAAATAATCATCCCCCTCATCCCAAAAAGTGGCAGCATCATCGCACTCTTTGACGGGGTCCCCGCCCTCGTCTACCATTCCGCAAGTGCCATTCTTCTTCCAATAAGGGCAATCCCACCCATTCACAGGACAATAGAATTTTTTCATTTTATCCCCCTCATTTCCTCATAAGCATTACAAGCCCATTTAGCAATTTCATAAGCATGATACGGAATGTTCATTTTACTAGCACATTCAAGCAACCAAGGAAAAATCTGGTCTTCTGGCTCATACCATTCAGACAGTTTAAATTCACTAAAGTAAAATACACAATCGGGATGTTTAGTGGAACCGCCCCAAAGTTCGAGGACAGTTTCATGATCACTCAGCCGCGAGTAAAGTTTGTATCCTGCCATTGTTTTTTCTCCTCTCTTGTTTGTACCTTAATAATACCAAATAAAAAGAAGATTGTCAAGCGTTTTTTTCAAATTTTTTTCGCCCGGTCCTTATGGCTCTTTAATCAAGAGCCATAAGGGAAGCGATGATGTTATTATTTGCATCAATTGTTGCTCCGAGATGCCAACCCTTGCGGACTGCCTCATTATCATCTACCAGAACCTGGAAACCGCCATGCTTTCTTGTGCAGTTCGCTTTGGTAGTGCCATATTTAACAAGGTGAATCTCGTCATAAGGGAAGTTAGTTTTCTTGAGCCATCCAAGCTTTGCGGTTCTGACCTTATTGTCATATGCCTTAGAGCTTCCTTTAGCCAGCCAAGAGGTAATGACGATTTTCCATCCCTTCGCCTTAAGGCTAATAATGACCCCGTTCAGCTCATCCATGTCATAAAGGGGCGCCGCATCATCATACGGTCTGGTATTCTCATTCATAAGATCATTAAGCCAGCCAGAGACGCCATAGAGATCAGCGATCGTTCCGTCCATATCGAACACCAGTGTTTTGTTCATCTTGTTTTCTCCTCTCTCTTTCTTTCTGTAGTAATTATAGCAAAATTTTTTAAACGTGTCAACCGATTTTTTAAAATTCGCGCCCCGTGATAATGCACAAAGTTTCGGGAAAAATAAAAGATTTTTTTGTGCAAAATTTTCCCTTGACAAAATGCGCGTGCGGTGGTATAATTAAAATTCTGGGCCGCGCCGGTCTGGCACAGGTGAGCGCGGCCCAGGCAAAAAAAGCAAACCTCACTTGGTGAGGTTTGCTAAACTCTTTTCATTGCAGAAGGTAGCCCGCTGAAATTTGATCTGATAGGCGACCCCATCCACGGTAACATCACCATCCGCTGTAAAAGGCACATTGTCCTTTGTCCAGGTCTGCCCGAAGGACTCGGTAACCATTTTTTCAAAAATCTCACCGCTGTTATACTTGCTGTCCTTCACGATCTCATTGAAAAATGCCTCAGAGCAAAGGAGCTTTGCAGATGTGAGAAGGGAAACCTTCTGATCGTTGGTAGGACAAAAGCGGAGAGCGTAACCCGCACCACGACTTGCCCTATCAAGCTTACAGATGTAAGGCATCACCGAGCTGTCTGTGATCGCCATATAGACGTTGTGTCGATATGTGAACCCCCAGATATAATTGTGAGTGTAGGCGTAAGAATTGTAGCGGTCGATCATACTCATCAGCAGTGCGGTGTTTGTCATTTTTTTGTTCTCCTCTCTGTCTCTCTGTGATTATAATATACCATAGGCCGGGCCGCATTGCAATACGTAATTTTGCACAAAATTTAAAAATTTTTTTGTGCAGATTGTACAAAAATAAATTTCGTCATTTTTCACAAAATTTCGGGAATTTTGCCTAGAAAATTTGTGCAAAATTTTCACTTGACAAAATGATCGGGGTATGGTATAATATAAACTTCGGCCCGCGGCGATCTGGCACAGTTCACCGCGGGCCGAGCATAAAAAAAGAGGAGGATCACTCCTCCTCGTCCGCATCATCAAGCGGCATCTGCATCAGCTCATCAAAGAGAGCCTCAAGCTCTACGCTTCCGAGCCAATCCATCGCCCCTGCGAAATCCACAGTGTAGGGATGCTCAAAACCGAATCTCCGAATTACCAGGGTCAGCATATCATCTTTAGTCATTTTTTTGTTCTCCTCTCTTGTTTGTATCTTAATTATAGCAGGGGTTGAATCATTTGTCAACCCCTTTCTTTTATTTTTTCTAAACAATCTTTGTCATCGAAAACTGTATTAAACATCATATATTCTACTGCTTCCAGATGTTTAAGAGCGCCGCTGTTAGGATACTTTTCTTTCATTTTTTCAAACCATGCTTTAATTTCATTCTCTGTATAAGTTTTCATTTTTTTTCTCCTCTCTTGTTTGTATCTTAATTATAACAGGAACTGGGTGAGTTGTCAACCCCTTTTTTATTTTATTATTCCAAGATAGCATCCGATAAACATCAGAGGAATGATTGTTACAAACGTAATCAAAATACCATAGCAGGGTTTGTCATCATCCATGTTTTTGAGTGTCCACATCACCCCAAACGGCGTTACCATGAAAATGTCAAAAAGTATGATTGCTGTGAAGATGATTGTCATTGCGGTTTTCATTTTTGTTCTCCTCTCTTTTCTTTGTACCTTAATTATAGCAGGAGCCGGACGAGTTGTCAAGTAGTTTTTTTACAATCATCGGCGAAAGAAATTAGCATTTCAAGTTTATCGGAGGGAATCCAGAAAAACTCTTGATTGTCGATATTGGTCTTACGCCATCCGAGGAACATTCTCCAGATGAAGGAGCGACCCTCACAGTAGGCATGAAGAATATTCTGCATTGTTCTGTCATAAGTCCATAAATAAGTGTATCCAAATCTTTCTTTACAATTGTAAACCTGGGTCATTTTTTTGTTCTCCTTTCTTGTTTGTGTCTTAATTATAGCAAAAAGAAAAGGGTTTGTCAACCCTTTTCAAAAATTTCTTTGCTTTCTTTTTCCCAATTTACCCGATATCCTAAACTGAAGGTCCCTGCTTTCTTAAAATACTTTAAATAGATATATTCAAAGATATTATACATAAACCTGATTCCTACAGGGGATTCATATCTGTCATCAACTAACAACCTCAATGCATCGGGCGCATATCCGCTGTTTAATGCAAGCTTAGGGTTACGAATTGTTCTGGGGCTGTAAAAATAATAGTAAGTAAAGAATCCTAACTTATCTATGCAGGTTAACTCATAATATCCGCTCATCTCTGTTCTCCTCTCTTGTTTGTACCTTTATTATAATTGATATTTTTATATTTGTCAAGCGGTTTTTGAAATTTTTTTGACCGGGCCCGCTCTTAGTTTGAGCGGGCCCCTGTGTATCGTACGTTTACAATAATATCATCTTTAATATTCTCTGTTCCATTATCGCAAAACAGAACAGCGCAAGCATCATTCTCTTCCCAGTCTTCAACACCATCAAACGCCCATTCAAAACCTGCGGAATCTTCAAGGTAAACAGTGTCATTTTCAATTCTAGAAACCTTTGCAGAAGAAGGATAAAAACCTAACTGCGCATTGGGGTTTGCTCCGTTCACAATAGCCGCCGCAATGAGGGCAATAGCCGTCAGATTCATTTTTATTTTCTCCTTTCTATTAACCGAAGATATCCTTCTGACAATCGGGGCAAAGCTTACTAATCAGCTGCTCCCGCTCTGTGGCGGAAAGGTCGGGAAGCGCATTCTGAATTAGTGTGCCATGCGTCCAGGCGTAAATGCCGTAAAGATCAGCAGAAACACTGTGAACAGTCCCGCAGAAAGGGCACCGAATTTTAACCTCGATTTTCATTATTCCTCCTTATTAAGTATGATTTTTATGCTCTGATATCAATGATAGTCGCCATATGGAAGTCAGACAGTTTCACAACAACCTCATAAGTCTCCATGCTCTCTGTCCAGTCGAAGTATCCGTTTTTCATTTCTGTTCTCCTCTCTTGTTTGTACCTTAATTATAGCAGGTGTTTGAATGATTGTCAAGAGGTTTTTTAATTTTTTTTTGTGGGTCCGATCCCCACACCCTATCCTGGGCTGTTGTCGGCTTGGAGGATATTTCTTGTGGTGCTATCCCCTTACATTGACCATTATAAGCCATAACAATATAGATTACAATTAGCAGATTGCACAAAGTTTAATGGATTTTTTGTGCAACCTGCTGAAAATAAAATTCGTCATATTGCACAAAATTTTGGGAATTTTTTTGTTCAGATTTGTGCAGATTTTCCTCTTGACTTTTTATTGGCGGCATGGTATAATAGAATTTTCGGGTCGCGCCGGTCTGGGACAGGCAAGCGCGACCCGGCCATAAAAAAAGAGCCTTTCGGCTCTTAGGGTGTATGGATGAAGCGCACGATCTCTCCGTGCCTGCGGATCTCGTTCGTCTTCTCCCTGGCAGAGAGACCGTTGAACCAGACCTCGGTTCCGTCAGCGAAGTAGTACCAGCCGCGAGTGTTGTTTGTTCTTGCCATTTTTGTTTCCTCCTTTGTTCTTTGTACCTTTATTATAGCAGGTGTTTTCCGGTTTGTCAAGTGTTTTTAATTATGTTTTTTTTCAAGTTCTGCTACCATTTCTTTTAACAGAGCAAGCATCTCTCGGTCTGTCTCATTCCAGGTCTTGCGCTTGATCGCTCCCTGAAAACCATCGACTGCAAACCTTACAACACTCTCTGTAAAAGCGGTGGCCTTGCCCTCGTCATTGATTCTGATTGCCTCATCTCTGAAATTCTTCATTTTTGTTCTCCTCTCTTTTCTTTGTACCTTTATTATAGCAGGTATTTTCCGGTCTGTCAATAGTTTTTTTAATTTTATTTTTCTTTATTTGTGGGTCCGGCCCCCACACCCTATCCCGGGCTACTACCGGTTTGGGAGAAGCTTTTGTGTTACCATCTCCTTACATTACCTATTATAGCAGGTTACAAGGAAAATGCAATAGGTTTTTTAAAATTTCTTAAAGTTGCGCAACTTTGCTTATTGTCTGACAATTTGGGATATTTTAGTCCTACGAAAAAAGCTGAAAATTATTCTTGACAAACCTAAACCCTCTGTGCTATAATTTTTTGGCTGCCGCCTGGTCGTTAGCGGCAACTAACTTGATTGCATTAAAAAAGAGGCTTTCGCCTCTTTTAAAAATCCTCTTCTGAAAATACCACATCGTCAACGGCGATCCGCAGGGCGGTGATGATTCTCAGAGCGTTATCCGTTGCATCTTCCATGGTGTCGTCTGCTCTGACAGCTAAATCCCAAAGCATTTCGTCAATTCTGTCATATTCAGTTTCAATATCGGAAGCTTTCATAAGCTTGTTAGCGAAGTAAGCGAGTGCATCAACATAATTCTCATCCTTGAGCATTGCTTTGCAGGTTCTCTTGAAAGTCATTGTTTTTCTCCTCTCTGTTTTTGTTTTGTTCTCTTGTTCCTTACACTTAAGATTATAGCAGGTTTTCACCGGATTGCAATACTTTTTTAAAAGTTGCACAATTATCTTTATTGTCAGATAATTTAAGTTAATTATGACTAACCTAACATCGTTAAAAGTTTAACAATCGACGCCGCTGAAAACCACATAAAAAAAAGAAGCTTTTCAGCTTCTTTTAATTGGTGTGCATGAATCTGATGATAGCACCATGCTTTCTAATCTCATTAGCTTTCTCTCTTGCGGAAAGACCGTTGAACCATGCCTGAGAACCATCTGCGAACCAATACCAACCTCTTGTCTGATTTCCTCTTGCCATTGTTTTTCTCCTCTCTGTTTTGTTTGTTCCCTTGTTCCTTACACTTAAGATTATAGCAAATGTCTTTTAAGCTGTCAAGCGATTTTTTAAATTTTCTCCATTTCTTTTCTCAGCTTGGCAATCTCATTAGCTAAATCAGTATCATACTTAGAATCATCAATTGTCCAACTGTCTTTCATGTTGAGCATGAATCTCATGCCCTCAAGCTTCTCAATCCTTGCGGCGATCTCTGTTCTGGTCATTTCTTTTATCTCCTCTCTCTTTATCTCTGTAACTACATTATAAGCGATGTAATCCCTAATTGCAATCGTCAAACTGCACAAAGATTAATGGATTTTTTGTGCAGTTTGACGAAGTGTTTTTATTCATCAAAATGTATAATTATTAGTTAGTTGTGCCTAACTATTGTTAGTGTTGACTAACTTGTTGATGTTGATAAAGTGTGGTTAGTCGAGTCTAACTCTAGTTAGTCTAGACTAACTTTAGCTCTTTAAAGCTTTAATGCTGTAACACTTTAACGCACTAAAGTGAAACGTACGCAAGTTAGTTAAGTCTAACTCTAGTTAGTGTGTACTAACTGGTCCAACTTTGAAAGTTCGAGTTAGTCTAGACTAACTCTAGTTAGCCGTGACTAACTTAACCTACCCAAAAGTTAAAGTTGAGGTTAATCATGACTAACTCATTCGTCAAAGTGCACAAAAAAATGGGAAAAATTGTACTCATTTTTGTACAATTTTTCCCTTGACAAAAAGGTCGAAACGTGTTATAATAAAAAAATTTGGGCCAAAAGCGGCCCGCGCAAACTGCGATACAATAGAAAACAATAAGAGACTTTATCATAAAATAAATAGATAAAGTCTCTTACATTTATATTATTGTTAATTATTAATGTTGCACCATATTTAATTAGTTGAATTGATGTTTTATTGCCCGCCTAGTCTAGACCATCCTGTGCTTTTTGATCTTGCTATCTTCACAGTGATATGCAAAGGTTTTTCAGTGTGAAAAATGTAGGCGGGGGGTGGCATTTCAGGAAAAAATTTTTTTGATTTTTAATTTTTGCTTTACGACGACAACTCTCGCACTAAATAATTTTTCAATTCAGAACACGAAACACTAAAACTTAAAACACACATACCAGTTGCCGCAGGCCGCTGCGCAGCACCTCACAGCTATACAGTCCTCATATACTCATAAATATGTGGTTTAATTATAGATGAAGGCACTGTAGAAATAGTTGATGCATAAATATTATTTGCTTCAAAAGGAATAGTTCCTCTATAGGGCCTTCCATCAGAGTTAACCTCATAATATACATAAACTTTTTCAATAGTAAGAACAGTTTCATCTTCTGAAACTGGACGATCTCCTTGCGCATCTAAAAATAAATTAACAATTCTCAATTCTGCGCTATCCAAATCATAATCAAAATTTTCTGCAATAGCAAGCAAATCATTAATTGTTTTATCAATAAGATCTACCTATTTATAAAGTTCTGCATCAAACTTCTAAATAAATTTTGCTTTTGTTTTACTAATTGCATTATTAATATCATATTGTTGCTCTGCCACCAAATTAATTAATTGCTCGACAGTATAATCATCAAAATATCCATCAGCATAAGTATTTTCTGGGGCGGCCGCATTAATATCACTAATTAATTCAGATTTTGCAATTACTCTAAGATCTGCTTCCCAATTTTCTCTTAACCCAGCTCTATTAAGGATATATAAAATTGAAGTAGTATTATTAATATTTTCTTTTTCTTGCGCTCTTCCATTTAAAATTGCTTGAACTATACTGTTTTTAGATGAGCCTAAAATTGAATATCCTTTATCTATACTTAACTGTAAAATGTCAGGAATGCTCATGTTATCAAAATCAGTTCTAACATAAAATCTTGCTAACCTTTGAGCAGCTAAAAACTCTTGTATCATAGGCTATTTAACAGTTGTCTCATCAACAGTATAAGAATTGTCCCACATAATTTGTAAAATCTATTTTATAGTTTTATCTTCTAATTCTGACACGGGGACAGAAGAATTATGAAACACTCTTTGATCTTCATAATTTTGAAGCAATGAAGTTTTAATTGCATTAGAAAAAGTATAATGGCGAAGCTATGCGGCGGTTGCAATATTTAATGATGTAGCACTATTTAAATCATCCGGAGAAGCATAATCAGGAATGCTAGGGACGACAGAAGTATCTTCATCAACATCTCCCTCTGCGGCAGCCTCTTTTTCCATAGGAACATTTAAAAATACCATTGGATGACCCGTCTTATCACAAGAACCTTCAATCATTGCGGTCATAGATCCACCAATCTCTAATGGTGACGCCGCCTTTCGAGACACCCATAAATTTGCAAATCTTTGTTCTTCTGTCTCATTATTAACTAATGTTAAATGAAAATAAGAATTATAATTTACGGTAGCAGTTCCTTCACTATCTATCTCTTCAACCGGTTCACTACTATAAACTATAATATTATTAACTCTATATCCTCGAAGATCTTGTTCTTTGATATAAATTTCTTTAAGACCTTCTTTCAGTGTCTCTTCCTCTTGTGCGGAGCCACCTCCATCAACAACCTGCTCTTCAACAGTAGTATTGTCAATATCAGTAGGATCAATATCCTGTTCATCAACTTGCACTTGTAAATCAGCTTCATCAACTAATGCATCGCCCCAATCAATCTGAATATACCCGTCTTCAATAACAACAGTATATCCATATTCACCTAACCAGTTAATAATTTCTTGCGGACACTGCTCAATGCTGTATGTGGCCTAGAATTTACCCTCTGTGTTAGCTAGTTGAATAACTTCAAGTATCTACTCTTTTATTTTTTCCAGCTCATCTGTATATCCCGCCAAAGAGTCCAAATAAGCGGTTTTTGCGGAAATCATTTCCATAATGCGGATTCCTCCT